GTGCTAAGCTTGATATAGAAATGAATCGCATCATCGCCCGAGTTATTCAGAACAAAGTGCAACGGCAGCCGACAACCGGCGTAACGCTGGGCCGAACCCGATAACCATGAGCGTGTGCCCATCAGTAGACCGCTGCTGGGCCACGCTCTTCCCTTTCCTTTTAGAAATTATGAGCAGACAAACAGGAATTCCCGATTGGGTTTGTTGGACACACAGCAGCGCCGGGTATGCTGAGGACGGAGGCTGCGACGAGTGTGCCAAAGAAAAAGCGAAAGCGACAGAGCTTCAATCCCTCCGCGAAGAAGTGGCCCGGCTCGGTGGTGTGGTTGACCGGCTGCACGGCGTGCTTAGCCGAATGAACGCCCGCAATGACCTGGAGCTTGCCAAGAAAGACGAGTCGATTTCTCAACTCCAGGGAACGATTGACCAGCTTCGCCTCGAACGCAGTGAACGCCTGGAGCGTGACCTGTGAGCCACATAGCCGTAGACTTCGAAACGTTCTATTCAACCAAGCTGAAGTATTCGGTCCGCTCGATGATTGCGGAGGAGTATTGCAAAAGCGATTTGTTCCACCCCTACCTTGTCTCGGTCTCGGACGGAAAAAATTGCTGGGCGGGTGACCCGAAGGACTTGAATTGGTCCGCCCTGGACGGCAAGGTTTGGGTCTCGCACAACCGGTATTTCGACAACACCGTTTTCAACGAAATGCAAAAGCGCGGGATGCTGCCGAAGGTCGCTCCGTCCGCGTGGCACTGCACCGCCAACTTGACCAGCTTTCTCTGCAATCGTCGCGCATTAGATGACGCCATCGAATTCTTATACAAAACGAAAGTCGATAAGTCCTACCGCACGGTTGCAGAGAATAAACAGTGGCCAACGGGCTACACCGAAGAGGAACGCGCGAAGGTCGTCAAGGCCGGTAAGGTTGACGCGCAATGGTGTTGGCGGCTGTGGGAAGAGTTTTCGCCGCGCTGGTCGGCAACGGAGCAACGCCTAAGCAACATCACAATCGAGCAGGGCATGTATGGCGTTCAGATTGACACTGAACTGCTGCACAAATATATAATTGACATTCACGACCTGAAGACCCAAACGGAAAAAGTCATCCCCTGGATGCAGGAGGACCCTGCTGAAGACTGGGACGATTTTGACCAGAAACCAAGTTCAACAAAATGCATCGCAGAACAGTGCCGAAGAATCGGGATACCGTGCCCGCCGACAAAAAGCGCAGACGAAGAGGGTTACGAAGCCTGGGAGACTTTATACTCGCAGAAGAATCCCTGGATAAAAGCGGTAAGCGCGTGGCGGAGTATCAACAAGCTTTACGCGACTTTTCAGACAGTGAAACGCCGCCTGCGGGCCGATGGGACTCTGCCCTTCGCGCTGAAATACTTCGGCGCTCACACCGGTCGCTGGGCAGGTGACGCCAAAATTAATTTTCAGAACATGCGGAAGCAGCCGCTATTTGGCAACGAGCAACGGCTGATGGAGACCAACGAGAAGCGCATTTTCGCGGCAATGGAAGAGCGCGAAGAGACTGGGAAATACCCGGCCTGGGTAAGCTCCGCGATTGATTTTCGCGCGCTGATTGTTCCGCGCCCCGGAAAGAAAATGATTGCCTGCGACTTGGCGCAAATCGAGCCGCGCGTCCTGGCCTACATTTCCGGCAACAAGGACCTGCTCCAGAAAATCCGCGACGGTTACGGGGTGTATGAAGCCTTCGCCCGTTCAACGATGAAATACGAAGGGCCGAAGTTTGACGCCGCCTTCAAAAAGACGGACCAATACAAGCTCTATAAAATCCAGGTGCTCCAGTTGGGCTACGGCGCGGGCTGGGAGAAGTTTATCTCCACTGCTCTCAAAGAGGCCGGGCTGGACCTGACCGAAGGAGACCCGGAGTTTATCGAGATTGAAGACCCCTACACGCACCAGAAAAAGCAGGTCCCCGGCTACGGCGCGCGGAGTAGGGAAATCGTAAAGGGATTCCGGGACGCGTCGCCCCTGGTTACCGCAATGTGGGCGCAAGCGGATGACGGTTTCCGTCGCTCTGTGGGCGAGGATTACGTTGCAACTCTTCCGTCAGGAAGAAAAATGCGCTACGAAAATGTCTGCGGCTCCATCGTGATAGAGAAGGACAAAGTCACCGGCAAGCCTCGCCGCAATACAAAGTATTCCGCTACCATCGGCGGCAAGCGTCGCCTGTTCTACGGCGGCAAAATCATAGAGAACATCGTGCAGGCAATCGCCCGCGACGTTTTCGCAAATCATATCGTCAGCATGGACAAGCTCGGCTGGCGCAATTTATTTTCAGTCCATGACGAGGCCGTTCTTGAAGTGGAAAGTTCCGTCGCGGCCAACGACGTGCAGCGGGAAATGTCGGTCTGTCCCGATTGGCTACAAGGTTGCCCTCTAGCGGCGGAGGCAAAGGAAATTAGTCACTACGAAAAATGAAATTCTACTTCTCAGAAAACCTATCGACAAGCCAACTCCAGTCCGGCCCTCTGCCCTGGGAGTTCAAACCGGCTGGGGAAATCTCTCAGCAAATCCGCAAGGTCAAGGAAGACCGTCAGACATGGTATAACACCGAAAGCACGAAGCACTATTTTTACACCGGCATCGAAGCCTTAAATCCGTTCCTTCGAATAACCAAGCAGGAAAATCCCCCGCTCACCATTCACGTTTTTTGCGCCGATTATGACGCGAACGTTTCGGAGGAGAGAATCAACGAGGCCATCGCGGACATGAAAATAAAGCCAACCTGGGTAGAGCGGTCCCTGGGCGGCAACTTCCGGCTTATCTGGATTCTGGAAGTCCCGCTACGCGTAGACAATTACGATTTCTGCGTCTACGTGCTCCAGCAAGCGGTCAAGTGGCTGCAACTGGACCGGCTGCCGGAACTGGACGAGCCCGCCTTTTCCAATCCTACGCGGCTGCTCTGTAACGGCTGCGTGTGGCGCGAGACCGGGCACGGACCGGTGAAAGAGAAAGACTCGCAAAGTTTTTTCGTGGAATGTGGCAGGAAGTTTCGTTTTAACGCGCCGGACGATGCCCTCGTGCCACTGGATATTGTTCAGAAGGGCCTCGTCGCAAAGTTCCCGGACTTCTCCTGGCCGGAGTCATTCGAAGTCGGTTCGATGGGTCCGGCCTTTTGGGTGCCCGGCGCAACGTCTCCCAAATCTTCCATCGTCAAAGATAATGGGATGATGACGTTCTCCGGCCATGCGGCGAAGTCGTTCTACTCCTGGTCGGACATTTTGGGCGCGGAGTTCGTGAAGGATTTTCTTGACGCCTCCATCGCGAAGGCAACCGCAGGCATCTATTACGACACGAAAAAATATCATCGGTGGAGCGACGCTCAAGGCAAATACGCATCGCATGACAAGGCGGACTTCCTCCTCTACTTGAAGGTGGACTGTAATCTGAGCGTGAAACCGGGCAGTGATGGCAAGTCCCCGGTAGACAAAGCGCTTCGGCATATTCAAGAGCACAATGGGATTGAGAACGCGGCCCCGTTCGTAATGCGCACGCCGGGCATCCTGACCTTCCAGGGGAAGCGTCGTTTAAACAACTACTCGCTCAAGGCGATAATGCCCGCACCGGGAAAGCAATACTGGGGGCCGAAGGGAAACTTTGCGTTTATCTGCTATCTGCTGGAGCATCTATTCAAACCGCTCCAGCCGCAGCTTGCCTACTTCCTGACGTGGTTCAAGCGCTACTTTATGTCGGCGCTCGATTGCAAGCCGCAAGCCGGGCTGTATGTCTCCTTCAGCGGCATCGAGGGCTGTGGCAAGGGCCTGCTGAACCGGCATATAATCGGCGCAGCGGTCGGCGGCTTTGTCGAGGCCACGAAAAATCTGGTGAAGGGCGGGACGTTCAACTCGCACCTTTTCGAGTATCCGCACTGGGTCCTGGATGACGACTCAACGTCCGAATCGCACGCCATCAGGTCGCACGTCTCCGCCACTCTGAAAAAAATGGTCAGCAATCAAGAGCACGAATACGAGAAAAAATACGAAGTGTCCGGCATGGTCGAGTGGATGGGCCGCATTGGCTTGACCACCAACCTTGACTCGAACTCCATGAAAATTCTGAGTTCGCTGGACGTTCTCTCGCTGAACAAAATGATGATGTTCAAATGCGTGGACCAAGAATCGGAACGGGTTGATTTCCCGGACCGCTACGAAATCCAGGAAATCCTGGCCCGCGAGCTTCCCTTTTTCCTGGCGTGGCTGATGGAATACGCGCCGCCGGGATTCATCAAGGAAGACACCCGGTTAGGAGTCAAAGAGCCGTATCATGACCCCGATTTAATGGACATGTGCCATCAGGGGAGTCCAGTGGCGACGTTCAAGGAAATCCTGATTGAGACGCTCCGGCAGTATTGGGAAATGAATCCCGAGGAGAAAACTTTTTCCGGCACCGCTTCAAGTATTTATCAAATGCTTTTCCTGAATCCCACGAACGAGCGGATGCTTCGCGGCTATCGGCCCGAGCAGGTCAACCGATACCTGGAGCAACTCAACAACCAAAAGCTGCTCGAATGCACAATCTCCACTGGCGACAAAATCCACAAGTCCCGCATCTGGACTTTCCCCCGTCCCGCCGAAGCGGCGGCACAACCGCCCCCCGAGCCTCCGGCCAGCGAGCCCGGCGCAAATCCTTTTGAGAAACAACCATGAGCGAACCCCTCACACTGTTACCCGGTAAGCTGGACCCTGCGGCTGAACTGGAGCTAGTCAAAAAAATCAAGGCAGGCAATGTAGACGCCCGCGCAACTTTAGCTTTGGCGAATATGCGGGAAGCAATCTCCTACGCGCGCCGGGTCACCGGCGGCAACATACCGGACAGCCAACTCGCCAGCGCGTGCTATGACGTGCTGTGGCGCGGCGCAATCCGCTTTGACCCGAAATACGGCAAAAGGTTCTTTGCTTTTTGTAAAGTCGGCGTTCGAGGATGGTGCCGCAACATTTGGAAAGAGCGCGAAGTGGTGAAGAACGCGAAGCCCGTGGACCCCGAGGCTCCATCAGTCAAAAAATTTCATGCTGATTACGAATTGCGCGACGCCTGGGACGAAAAGGATTTAGTCACGCCTGAGCACGAGATTTCGGAGCCGGATTTCCGAGGCATTCAAATGCGCGAGCGAATGCGGCTTATCATGGGCGTAAGTCGAAAAATTTGCACGGTCAAGGAAAGGCAGATTCTTGGCTTGACATACTTCGCGGGCTTCAATTTCCAGGAAACGGCTGACCTGATTGGCGTCAGCAGGGCAGCCGTCCAAGGAATGAACTCGAAGGCGCTCCACAAAATCCGTGGAGAATTATACCGAAAGAAACGCTTATTTAACGACTAATATGATGTTAATACCGCTCACTAAGGGATTTTTTGCAAAAGTGGACGATGCAGATTTCGGGTATTTGATGCAGTGGAAATGGCACGTCACTACGTCCAACGGGGGCAAAACATTTTATGCGGTCCGCAATGTGCGGGCCGATGAAGGGGGCCGAGGGGAGAAGATTTACATGCACGCCGTCCTCTTGCCGGAAGTCCCGGAAGTGGACCACCGAAACGGAGATAGCCTAGACAACCAACGCGGAAACCTTCGGCCAGCGGATGCTCTGAAAAATAATCAGAATCGCCGGATGCGGAGCGACAAGCTGGTCCCGTTCAAGGGAGTCACGCAGCACAAAAAGGGTCGGTCTTATTTTCAAGCACGCATTAAAGCGAACGGGGCGCTTCATTCGCTAGGGTATTTTAAGGACCCCGAGGAAGCGGCCCGCGCCTATGATGCCGCCGCCAGAAAATTTTTTGGCGAGTTCGCGCTGGTCAACTTCCCCTGAACCGGAGACTATTCTTATGACTGAACATTTTAGCGCTAGACCTGGGGACGCACATGGGAGTCGCTCACAACCTGAGCGGCCCCCTGAATGCTTGCACAGTCCAGCTTGCGACTGCGAAGGAAATCAATACCTGGGGCAAGCAGCGAATGGACCGGCGAGACGACCCACGGATACACAGGATGCACTCATACTTGCGTGCGCTGCCTACGCCGGACTTGGTGGTCTTCGAAGACGTTCAATTTTCAACATATACCAAACAGGCGCAACTCTGGCCCTCCTGGCGCACGGTAGTTTGGCTCGCATTCTCGGGACGTTCCGTAATAGACTGCGTGCCCGTAACCACACTAAAGCTTTTCGCAACCGGCTACGGACAGGCGGACAAATTACTGATGGAGAAAAAACTAAAAGCGCTGCACCCGGAAATCCCTTGTGATAATCTTGGGGACGACGCAATAGATGCAATCTGGATATGGCTATGGGCAAAACACAATCTCGGAAGAATCGACACGAGTCGCCGCAGTTAAGCATGGCCTCGCGTGAAATCGTGACGCGCTACCAACTGGACTCGCTGATGCAAGTCCTGGGTATGTCATCGTCCGTGCTGGCGCACTTCTTACGGATGGACCCGAGCACGGAAAAGCTCACTCCTTGCGAAACCGAGGCGCGCATTTCCATAGAGAACACAGTGCGCTCCGCCTGCGAGCGCCTGGACTCGATTCTGAAAGAGGACAGCCGATGGTCAATGGACTTCCAGCTTGAGGCGGAGAAGAAATTTTCTGAGGCGCAAGTCCTGAACAACCAGCTTTTAGAAAAACAGCGCGACGCCGCCGCAGAGATTTCCTCACCGCACTTTCGATACCGGCCTACGATGCTCCGGCTTGTGGATGGCTCCTGGTGCGCCTTCCTGGGCAACATTGATTTTATGGAGCAAGGCGTCGTCGGTGTCGGGAGTTCTCCCGCTGAAGCAATCGAGGCTTTCGATGATGCTTGGCACGGAGTCGCCAATGAAAAAGTTTTAGCTTGGGCAAAACAACGAGAAAAACACCTAGAAACCGGGACGCCCCTTGGGCCGTTCCCAATAGACCAAAATGAAAAACTGGACGAAAAAACAAATCGAGACTCTGAAGGAACTCCGCAAATCGGGCAAGACAGTGGGACAAATCGCGTTCCAAATGGACCGGACGCCGAAGTCCGTTGAACTCAAATGCGGTAAACTCAGCATCCCGAGCACATACGCGCCGCCGGTTGCGGTGGCTGCTGAGACTCCTTACAAGGAGGACCGCGCCAGGGTCTCCGATGAAGTGTGGAAGGAAAGATACAGCACACTCTCGAAGAAATACGAGAAGGCGCTGAAGGAAAACTCCGTGGTTGAGTCCCTGGTCGCCGACATTAAGTCGCAAGCGCCCCTGAGCTACACGGACGCGCCTCCCGTGGTGCTCACCGATAGGAAAGGCAGCAAGCCACAAAGCGCCGTGCTGCTGTTCTCCGACACGCACGTAGGCCAAATCATTAAGCCGGAGCAGACCCTTGGGTTTGGCGAATACAATTTCGACATTTTCCTGGCCCGGCTGAAATACCTGGAAGAGTCTACAATTTCCATCCTCACGAAGCACACGACCACGAAGATTGACGAATTGGTCGTGCCGATGCTGGGCGACTTCCTGCACGGCGCGCTGAACCACTCCGCAGAGGCAGCGCAGCATGTGACCCTGTTCACTCAGTATTACAGCGCCGGGCACGCCATCGCCCAATTCCTGCGCAACCTATCGGCCTACGTGCCGAAGCTCCGGATTCAAACCGTCGTTGGAAATCACACCCGCTGGGGCACTCAGAAAAAGATGCCCACGGAAAACCGGTATTCGAATCTCGACATGTTTCTCTACGCGCTGGTCGAGGCGCTCACGCATGACGTTTCGAAAATAGAATGGAACCTGAACATGCAGCCGTTCGCTCTTTTCCAGGTGCAAGGTTTTACTTTCCATGCGTCGCACGGTGACCACTTGCGCGGCGGCGATAAGGCGCTCGGAATTCCCAACCACGCTTTCGGTCGGCAACTCTCAACCACGGCTCAACTTTTTGCGAAGCATGAACAGCAAGCGCCCCACTACTACGTCACGGGCCATCTTCACCGGGGAATTCAGCTTCCGCACGCGCTGGGGGAGATTATCGTCAACGGGGGTTTCCCTGGCCTGGACAATTACGCACTGGCCGAAAACTTCAATCCGGTTGACGCGATGCAGAGGCTCCTTTTTGTGCATCCGAAATTTGGCCGGACCGCAGAGTATCCATTGAGTCTCAAATTCGCGGAGAAACGAGACACGACGCCCTATACTGTTCCGGCGGCTTTTCCTATTTAGATGAAGCCGTGCTTCACCTATATACTCTTTTTCAAGCGGCATGATTAAAGTCTGTTCAAAGTGCGGCGAGCCCAAGACGGCGGACCAATTCAAGTATCACCCGCGAACTTGGGATTTGCTTGGCGGCGTGTGCCGGGATTGTCAGAATTCGCGGCGGCGAGATACACGACCTTCCGGTAAGGATTCAGTTCAGCGCCGGACAGATAATACTCGTGCACAGCAAAGACGATGGGAAACCCGTAAGCGAAAAAGTTCGCCCGAATTCCGTCTTGTGAAAAGCCTTCGAAGCCGCCTTCGACAAGCTGCTTTTGGGCATCACGGGCACGCCCTGGAGCTTGTGGGGTGTTCGGTGCTCGCCCTACGCGCGCACCTGGAAAGCCTTTTTTCGCCTGGGATGACTTGGGGGAACTATGGCCGGTGGCATATTGACCATGTTCGGCCTTGCTCGAAGTTTGACTTGACAGACCCCGCGCAACAGCGTGTCTGCTTCCACTACCGAAATTTGCAGCCTCTTTGGGCGATTGACAATATTCGCAAGGGTGCGAAAATTACACGACCGGGCGAAGTATCTGGTTCAATAACCGCCCCGCACCCGGCTCTGGTCCGCTCGTTGGTGCCCCCGGCTGCAAAGCCTTAATTCTAGCCCCCGCCAGTGAACGCTGCGCCCCCGCTGGCAAGCCCTGCGGCCCCGAGGGGGACGACATAGCCGCCGGAGCCGGGGCTTGTCCTGGGGCAAGCTGCCCGCCCATTTGAGGCGGAGCTTTGGGCGTTGGCGAGGCGAAGCCGGTCGGAGCGTGCGTCCGGCTCAAAACCGGGTTATTGTGGCCGGACTTCGCTACTGCGTGGTCAATCACGTCCCACGGGGGCGCGATAACCTGGAGCTTGCCCGCCTTGTCGGCTGCCTGAATGTCCTCCGGGTGAATGTGGAGGGCGTTGAAAATGACGCCGGTGTTGCCGTGCATGGAGCGGTAGAACATGAAACCGGCCTGCTGCAAAAGGTCCTTGTTCTTCGCCAGGAGCTTCCCCTCGTCGCGCTTGCCAAACTCTTTGATTGGTATCGAGGCAGCCGGAGGCGCGCCAGCCATTAGGGCCTGCATGGCCGGTTGTTTCAAAAGGTCATGAGGCAATGCAGGACCGGCGGGCGCTGCGGCTCCTTGGGCGGGCTGCACTTCCTGCGGCGTGGCTTGTGCCTGGGGAGCGGCGGGCGATTGGCTGGGGTCGAGGGGCTGGACTAAGTTTGCGTCTGGCATATATCAATGGTCTTTCAATTTGCGGGGCTCGACAAGCGGAGCTTTTTTGTCCCTGGGTATCTGCTTTAGGAATTCCGTCCACATGTCCGGCCCGGTGACTGGAGCAGCAGCGATTTGAGCCGCGTGCTGCATTTCAGGAGTGTAGAGCTTTTTTAAATTTTTCATCGTCTTGGTGCTGGTGATACCAAATCAAATCCGGTCTGCTCCATCGGCTTCGCTTTTGCCTGAGCCTTCTGCGCTGCGAGCCGCTGTTGAATTCCCGATTCGAGCATCGGCACTTTTCCGATTTCCTTCCGGTAGTCGCCCAAGTCCAGGCGTCCCCAAGCGTTGTCGGCCCAATGTTGTTTTTCGGCGAACCACATGCCGCCTTGGAGCGCGTCCGGCTGCACACCGAGTTGCTTCGCTGCTTCGCGGAAAACTTCCTGCGACAAAGCAAAGTCTGCATCGTTGACGCCGGTCGAGTTCTTCGGCAGAATTCGCCAGCGAGGATTTGCGTCCTGGTAGCCCAAGCGTCGCATTGTGCGGTCTGCCCAAACGTCAATCGTCGCTTCGTGCCCGGTGCCTAGAAGATTCTGCACGAAGTTCTGAGTCTTCGGCCCCTGGGTCTGCTCCAGCCATTGCCGAGCGAAAACCTGGAGCACTGCGTCAGAGTGCATCCCGTAAAGTTTCCCGTTGGACTGCTTCGGGCGCAGGTCAAATTTCTCCGTCCAGTTCTTCAGAAAATTCGCTTCTGACTGGACGCCTTCGGGCTCCTGCTTTTTCAACCATTTTTCCCAGGAGCCGTCTTTCACTTTTTCCAGACCCTCTTCGAACTTTTTGATTTGCTTGTCGAACCGGCCAGCCTTGTAACCCTGGAGCGCGTCATTGGCGAAAGCGAAATTCGTGTCCGGGTTGTTATTCGGCGAAGTGGCTGCCAGCAATTCCGCCATCATTTGCGCGTGCTTTCCGTAGACCCTCTTGAGTTGCGGAGTGAATTCGGAATACCACTTGAGGCCCTCTTTAAAATACGGATGGTCTATCCATTTCTTCGCTTCCTCAACGAGCTTTGCGGCGTAAGTCTTCACTGCCTCTGGCCTGTCCATTCCCTTAATCAGGGGAGCGTTGACAATGTCGGAAGAAATTTGCGGGTCCACCAATTCGCCCGCCTTGTTGCGGACCTTATTCGGGACAGTCGCCTCCGGGTAATAGTCCCGAAGTTCCTGGGTGCCCATTTCGGAAACCTGTTTCGTAGACAGAGCATTTTTCTCTTCGCCGCCTAAAAGACTTTGCTGCTTCGCCTCTCTCTTGAGAGGGATTCGGCGAGCGAAATCAACGCCCATGCTGAACGCTGGCCCGCCGGGCACCTGGGAGTAGAAATCCAGGTTCTTTGCCTCTTTGCCTACCACGGTGTTATCGTGGTTCACCGGCGACAGAGTGCCGTCGTTGTAAATAAGACCCTTGTTTGTCAACACGGACTCTTGCCCGTATTTATTGCCCCACTCCGTGGCCTGCTCCTGAGTCATTCCCGGCACGATGAAATTCTTGCCCTGGTCAACGCCCTTGTAATTGCCTTTGACTTCGATGGGGTCGAACCCTGCGTCGCGCAACTCTTTTTCAAGCTGGTCGTTCGCCTCAACATTGACTTTGTCAGTGCCCGCGCCTTTGCTCTCCTGCGTCGCAGTGAATAGCGCCCAACCGGGTTGCTTCAAAGCGTCCGCAAGTTTGGTTTCGTCTTTGAAGTCTTCCGCCTTGGGTGCCTGAAAAGCTGCCTCCGCCATTGAAGGCTCTGCAATGGTGTGCCCCCGGTCGTCAGTAATTCCTTTGCCGGTTGCGTTGGCGAGTTCTTCCATCGCGCCTTGCTGCTTCGGTGAAAGTCCCCGGTGCTCTGCGGCGATGTAGCCGCTCATGTTGGCCAGCCGGGCGTAGCCTTTGCCAAGCGCGCCCTCAACGGCTCCGTTCTTGTGCTCTCGTGCGCCTTCGATATTGTGACCGGCCCAAAAAAGATGCGAGTCGTGCGCATTGTAAATATCTCCGCTTGGGTGCATCCACATGGACGCGTATCGGGTCGCGTTGCGAACGTTCTCCAGGTCGTTGATTTTGTCAGCCTTCGGCGGCTGCGCTTGAAACTCCGGCTTGTTCGGGTCGAACGTCCCACGATTGTCTGTGGACTTCACCTGCTCCGGACGGAATGCGATGTAATGGTCCGTGCCCTTCTGCAAGCCCATCCCAGGAAATTCCTGGTCAGCGTTTTTCAGAACGATGCCGTCGAAACCCATGTTCTCGAAAACTTGCCGGGCGAATTCAGGCGAAGCGAGAGTCCCGGTCTTTGCTGTCCCGGCAGATTCCGGCATATTAGCTTCAGTCACGGCGTCAGACGCTCTTAACATTCTGGCGGCTTCATACGCCGATACGCCGTCGATTCCGTTTTTAGAAACTTCATTCCACACTTCTTGACCGTCCAGACCAAACTCCGGCGCGGTCTTCAAAATCGAATTATAAAGGTCCATTGCACTGCCGCCTTCGGTGCCAGTATTTTCGTCGTATTCGTAATTGAATTCAGTGCCTCCCTTGCGGTCTAGCACGACCGGATTTTCCATCTTCAGGTAGGCCGCGATGGTGCGCGGTTCTGGTCCAACAAGTTTTTCTCTGGCAACGTCTGCAAGCTGTGAGCGCGTTAGCCCTTTGTATTCTTCGCTGTCGAGCCGGTCTGTCAGGGTCTCAATTCTACTCCTCAAGTCCGGCCCAACGCCTTCGTAATTTCCGGAAGCGTCGTTCGGGTCATCCGAAAAGTAGTGGCCCACGCCCATGAAATTCTCCGGGTTGCCGCGCTCATTGCTGAAGGCGTCAAACTGGTGCGTCGTGCCATGATAGACGACAATCGGTTTCTTGTCCTCGCCCACTACCTTCGATTTGCCAAACCACTTTTTGAAGTATGGCGACTTCGTTCCCTTGTCGGTCCAAAGTTTTTCGGCGCGCTTCTCTTCGCCCTTCTCTGCACCGGCTGCTGTGGCTGGCTGAAAAGCAGCCTCCCCTGGGGAAAGCTGTTTCACTTTCGTCGAAGTGAACTTCGCAACCGCGTTATTCTCGCGGCTTAGGTAGCCCTCGTAACCGGCATCCTGAATTCGCTTTTCGTAGAGCGACAGTGCGGCGCGTTGGTCCATCGGCGCATACCCGGCGGCTTCGAGTTCCTTGGAACTGGGATAGAATCCTTTGGGGTCTTGGTCAATGTCGTAAAGATTTCCGCGCTTCACTTCGGCCCGGTATCGCACGTCGCCCAGTCCGCCCTCTTTCTCGTAGCCCTTCGTCCCGAGATATGTCCGGGGAACATAAAGCTCCGGGTAATCCCGTTTGCGCGCCAGTTCAGCGCCAGCGACGCCGGTGCCGTGAAACTCCGGCTCCAGAGTCTTCAGGCCCTCAACATTCGAATAGTGGACAAGCTTTTCTTTGTCTTCTACCGGCTTCGCTTGAAAAGCTACTTCTGGCTTCGCCGGGACTGCGCCCTCTGCGGCAGTCGGGGGCCTGAGTTCCGGAAGCTTGAAACCTTTCTTCTCCAGCGAAGGCCCGTAGGTGGTTGACCGCGCAATAGGACCCCCTAAGTGGCTCAGGTCGTCCACTGCGGTAAGCTGCGGCGCAATTCCCATTCCGATTGAACTGAAATCCTGGTAGCCGTCGTGAGTGGCTCGGTATTTTTTGCCGTCCGGCCCCTCGATTTCGATAGGGGTGCGCTCCATCGGTTTGAAACCGGCAGTAATAGAAAGCGTGTTGCCCCGGAACTGCGGAAGCTCCGGCGCGGGGGTCACCTTCTTAATGTTGGCAACGTTCAACTGCTGCAAAACATTTTTCGGCTCCGGCAAACCCGGCGATGCTTTTTTCATCGCGTCTCGAAGCGGATTCACTTCTGCGATAGGCAAACCGGCAACGCCTATTTTCTCCGCTCCCGGCCCGGCGAACTGACGACCAGTCGGAGTGACTCTCCCCGGCGCGGTCGCCTCAGAAATTTCCTGCGCCTGCAAATTACGAGGCAGCTTCGTTCCCCTGGCAATATCCGTCCGAGGAACGGCGGAGAGTTGCCCCTTGCTGCTGAAAAGGTGGTTGATTAGGTCCGCTTCCTCCTGGGGTAGCGCGACGGGCTTCGCACCAGTCTTCTCCGGCGGAAACACGCCCGCGCGCGCCTGGGTGCCAGAGGGGACGACAAGCTCCTGGCCCGCGCCAGTAAAGCCGCCCATTTGATTCTGCACAAAGGTATTGACTGCCTTCTGAAAACGGTCCCATTCCGGCGGCGTAAGAGACCGCAGACCGGTGTCCGTTTTGAACGGCACAAGCCCCTGGATTTCGGGATGGTCCGAAACGTAGCGAAAAAAGTCATGCGCGTTCTGCTCGAAAATTCCGGGGTCCCAGCCGAGGATAGTATGTCCGCCGTCCTTCGTCGGCACTACCCGATAGGGGAAAAACTCTTTGCCGGTCTGACTCGTGGTGTCAATCTTTACGCCGCCGTTGTTCGCGATTGCGTCCGAAGTCGTCGCCAGGGCGTCTTTGACCGGCGGAGTGGTCGCAGTGTTGGCCATCTGCTGCGCTTCCTGAGCGGCCTGCTGCCTCTGCGCCTCAGTGGCGGGTATGGCGTGCGACGGGAGCGGAGCTACGGGCGGAGTTCCAGCCGGGGTAATGTCTGAAGCAGTGACGGGCGCATTTTCCCGCAAGCCTTTCGCTGCTTTCGCCTGCCCCTGCACCACTTTGTATTTCAGCGGCAGTTGCCCGTAGTCGGTCGTCCGTCCTGCGAGAGGCTCACCACCGAAAAACGAAATCATGTTCGCCACGCCGCGCCACATTTTCCCGCCGAGCGTGTTCGGGCTCTGGCCAGCCTTCATCCAGGCGTCGCCGTTCTCCGCGCGAATTTCGTCGCCGATATAGTTATCAACTACGCCCTGTTTTTCTTCCGGGGTGAGAACAGTTTCCCAAAGCGATTTTCCCTGCGCGTCTGCTGCCGATTGCGCGTCCGTAATTGCCTTCGCCTGCGCTGCGGGGTCCTCGATTCCAGCAATCAATTTTTCTCTCGCTGCTGCGTCGCCCTTGCCGGACTGCGTAATCACATAGGAGCCGGGGTCCGTGGTTAAAGTTCCATTTCCCGAGAGCCGCTTTGCGTATGACTCCAGGTATCCGTTCCACTCTTCCGGAGTGTAGGATTTTTTCGCTGCGTCGTTGAGCGCCTGGACCGCATTCGCGCCGAGCACGTCATCCATTGCGTGCATTGCCTCATGAGGGGCGGCGTCCAGGTTACGGAAAAGGACAACCTTCCGGGTCACTCCGTTATTGTCCTTCAAATTGAGCGCGTTGAATCCCTGCTGCTGAGAATAAAATTGCGCGTCGTCAGGAGACAGACCGGCTTTCTCCAACGCCGCCGGTAACTGGTCGGGCTGGCCTTCGGCGGGCCTGGGAACATAAAAAGCTTCTGTGTCGGAGCCGATTCCTTTTCCGAATCCCCGGACCGCGTTGATTCGAGTCTGTGTTCCCTTGTTCGCCGAGTTGTAGGCCGAGTTGTGTATCGCGCCGAGGGTGTTCGCAAAATTCCGAGTGTTGGGAACAAAAGTGCTTTCCCCGTAAGCCCTGGGAGCAATGATTTGCCCGCTGACTATCCTGGAGCCCATCCCCTTTGCAGCGCCAGCAGCGCCGAAGGCAGTCCCGAAAGGAATGAATCCGTCGCGGTCCGATGGTTTGTCTGTGGTGACTGCCAATAGACCGGCGTCAAACGCAGCGCCGGTGCCGAGACTGGCCACTGCTGCGGGAGTCGATTCTAAAATGTCGCGAGCGGCCTGCACTCCTCGTCCGGTGACTTCCTCCGCCGGGCCTGCAATCTGTTTTCCGAATTCCGCAATCCTGCCGCCGTATTTCTCCCCGAGCCGAGGGATTTGCTCCAAAGCTTTTTCACCGAGCCCGCCTAAAATTGCCCCGGCGACTCCGCCGTGATGCGCGCCGGTCGCTGCGCCGATAAGAGGAGCAACGGTCTTGAAGGTCGGCGAGGACGTGACTTTTTCAATTCCTGCCCCGGTCTTCTCAGCAGCTACGCCGGTGCCCTGCATCGTCCTGCCGAATGCCACTCTTGCGGCTGCGCCAACGTCCAGCGGTTTCGCTGCCGGTAGCGCGGCAATATCTTGCGCTGCCGCCGGGATGACAGATTCCCCAGCCACTTTGCCTAAAACTTTTGCTCCCGCTCTTGCGGCTGCGCCTGCGGTCTCAAATGCAAGACCCATACCCTTCCAAACGAACGGCGAACCAGCGGCAGCCTCCGAAACTTTCTCCGGACGAATTGGTTTGCCCGCTTCCGCCAATGCGGCAACGGTGTCCTTCAGTCCAGGAATGTTTCCACTAGCAGCGCGCGCCATCGTGCCACGATTTGCAATCTCATTGACAAGCGCATGGTCCATGTCGGCAGACGTGTAATCCTTGGGGCTCGGTGCCGCGCCAATCCACTGAGCCGCTTTCTTGCCCGCCTTGACTGCCATTTCCCCAAGGCCGAGCAGCCCGGTTGCAGTCCCGGCAGCGCCTTCGGTCTGCTCCCGCAGCCGGTCATAAAAAGTGTTGCGTTCTTCCGGGGTAAGCTCCTGATGAAACAGAGCCTTGACCGCGACGGGAGAATCCTTCAGCGCCTTCACCGTGTTCGCCGCCCACCCAAACATTCCCTTGCCGGTTTCAACGGCGGCTTTTTTCACTCCCTCAACAGAGAGTCCGGTGAAAAGTCCTTGCTGCTGAAGTTTATTGAGCGCGAGCTTGGTCTTGTCCCAAACTTCCTGATTCGATTTGGTTTCCGGGTCGGATTGCTGATAAAGCGCAACCGGGTCGAACTGCGGATTTGCTTTTGCGGAGGCAACCAGTTCGTCCACCGTCATGTCTTTGAGAGAATTACCGGCGGCAGGAGGAGGCGCGGTCTGGCTGAGCGCGGCCTGGGTCTGCTCAGGAGTCAATGTTCCCGCCGGAGGGGGAGGCGTAGTCGGCGCGGACACGGCGGCTTGCGTTTGTTCCGGCGTAAGAACTCCCGCCGGAGGGGGAGGCGCAGGCGCAGCCGGAGGGGCAGTCAATTTCTCAAACTCGCCAACCTGGGGGAGACCGGGGGCTAAAGCGGGGGCAGCCGGAGGCGTAGTCGCCTGAATCGCGACAGGAGCATTCGCTGTCCCACTTGCAAAGGGAACTGGTAACACGTCGGGCATAAAATTATTGCGGCCAGTGACGACCGTCAGGAGCAACCCAAGAAGGGACTCCACCAACCACGCCCGGCTTTAGTCCGGGAACTGAAGACGCCCACGCCGGAAGACTAGCAGCCGATGCAGCCGCCGGTGTGGGTTGAATATCGCCAGCGCGAACGCTCTCCCCAGGAGTCGCCGGAAAGTCTTTCGTTAAAAGCAGCGCTTCCGGACCTGAAAGCATACCGACAATGTCGGGATTTTCTTTCACCTTCGCCTTGATGGCGCTCTGAGCGTTCTTCTCTCGGACCGTAGCCAAGTTTTCTGCCTGAGCCAAAAGTTGGTTCCGAACTTCCGGAGCAAATTTTTCTGTCTTCAAAAGGGTTTCTTTCAACCGTGAAAGAGTCGTGATGACGGGCTGACCGTGTTCGATGTATTCGACTTGGTCCGACACTTGCCCGCCTCGTGCGCCGGGCGTCGCGCCAGGAGCGCGCAACTGCATCAGCGCGTTCATCAAAAGATTGTCGTTGTTGGTCGTCGGTCCGCCTTTTGCGTCCAGCTTAACGTAGTCCGCTTTAATATCCGGCAGCGAGCTAATCGCAACCGATTTTGCGGCCCACTCATTGCGCCAAGGGTCTTCCGTAAGTCGTTTGTAAACGTCGGGGGCAAGAGACCCCGCCGGAGGAGCAGTCAGCACGCCGCCAACCTTGGGAGCGCCAGCCGCAGCCGGGCGAGTAGGCATCACTTCCGGGTAATCCGAATCTGACACCGCAGAAGAGGGCTGCACTAAGCCGCTGCTGCTTCCGCCCTTTACGCCCTTCGCGGGCTTCATGAAAATGTCCATCGCCTGCTGCCGCAGTCCGTGGTAATATTCGAACGCGTCGGAGCCGGGAGAAATGTCCTCCCGCAAAGCATTTCGGTAAATGGTATGCGTCCCGGTCTTGTCCGTTATTACTTCCGGAGCGCCCACGACCGTCAAACCTTGAGCAGCGACTTGTTGAGCAGTGCCCGCGCGGACGTAGGGACGCCCCGCTTCCGCCATCGCCGGATAGTCCGGCTCACTGGTCGGCTTTCCTTCTTTGTCCAATTTGTAAATCGGCGGATTGTATTGGAGAAAAGTGTCGGTCGCGTTTTTATTTAGCAAATCCGATTGCTCTTTCGTCAGCTTTGCCTGAGCGAATTGGGATTCCGCCGGAAGCAACTGAGATTTCGCGTGCGCTTGCTGCGCTTCAAGGTCCGCCGTTGCACCGGCAGCCTGAATTTGAGACTGACGAGTCGCAATCGCTTGGGGAGAAACGAACTCGTTCATTTGTTGCAGCCGGGTCTTGCGCGTCGCCTTGGCAACATTATCAACGCGGTCGAGAATGTCGTTCATTGTGATGGACCCATTGCGAAACGAGTTCACCAAATTCTCCACAGCGCCCGCGCCCACGACGGACGGGTCCGCGCTCGTCACCAAAGGCTGCGCAGCCATTCCTGCATTCACTGTGGGTTGAACATCGCCGGGTCCGCCGAGTGCCATAAAATTAAATTCCTGCTGACATTAACATTGTTGAAGGTCTTCCAGCGCCGCCGTAGCTTGCTCCGTAGGAGGCAGCCGGACTAACCCAGCCCGAAGTCGTGTTAGGATTCCATTGCGCGCCGGTGTTCTGCTGGCCCACCGAGCTTTGAATCTGCGGAGGATAAGCGGGCGAAAGTGCAGCGGCTTGTGCGGTCCGATTTGCTTGCGCTGCTGACTGATTCAACACGCGCTGATATGCGGTCGAAGTTGCCCAGTCTGGATTTACTGCTGAGCCGAAAGCTCCGCCGGTCGGATTTGCAACCGGGTTGCCAGCGTTCCACCGGGCGTTCCAATTCGCTGCGCCGGATTGCATCGCGGCGTTCTCCATGAGATTGCGCCGGGCGTATTCCTGCGACGCGTAAGCCTGAGCCATAATCAGTGCCGGGTCTGCCATTCCGTTGCCCACTTGGCCGGAACGGTCGCCAGTGCTCAAAAGGCTTTGATAGTTGGGGCCTAAAATGTTTGCCAGCAAATTGTTAATGGTAGACTGATTGGTGCCGGGCGTTTGCGCAGCTAAAGGCGTTGCTCCCGCTTGCAAAGGTCCGCCCACAGTTTTCCCTGCGGGATAAGAGCCGAAAACTACTCCGCCTGGAGCCCCACCTCCGCCTACTAATGGAGCCGCAGCAGCGACACTACCCGTTCCGGTAAAAAGTCCTCCGCCCGTGCCTGCCCCCAGTCCTATGTTGTCAGAGCCCGAAGCTAACTGCGCGGCCACTGAGGGCGCGATTGTGCTTCCGGCAACGCTGCCGGTTCCGCTAAAAATTCCGCCCATTCCGCTTGCATCACGGCTGGCAGGATTGTCAGTCGTCGCAACGCCCGGCTGAAGCGAAGGCGTCAGCGATTTTGAAGTCCAGGCTCTTGTAAGGTTGATTGCCATTACTGAAAGCCCCCGCCTGGATTGTAGCCGTTGGCTGGATTGTAGGCATCGTTAGCGGGAACATTCCACGAAGCCGGGGTGTTGCTTCCTCCGCCGAGATTAATCGAAGGGATTGCGCGCCCGAGAGCGCTGGACGCTCCGCCTACTGCGTTGCCCCAAATTGCGCCCTGCGCCATTCCGCCCCGAGCAGCCGCGTCAGCAGAAGACTGTGCGAGTTGATTCGTTGCTCCCACGCGTGCGAGCATTACGTTTGTAATTGCCTGCCCACCGAGCCCTGCATCGGGCAACATGCTGGCCGAAGTGCCCAAAACTTTTGCGCTGCCGCCTAGGTTGTTTAACTGAGTGGCCGAGAGTGAAGGGAAAAGTCCTTGCAGAATATTCTGCCGGGAGTTTTCCAAGTTCTGCGCGTTGGTCAAAAGCTGTGCGGCCTGCTGCTGGCGCTGCTGCTGAAGCTGAATCCCGGCGGTGCCGAGAATGGTGCGAAGCTGTTGCCCGCCGATACCGCGCCCCGAAGCTGCGCCGGTCACCATGCCGGACGATTCAAGACCGGACTGGACAAATTGCGCCTCTACGTCCGGCGGCAAAGTCGCTCCGGCCTTCAACTGATTGAGCGCCTCGTCAACAAGCTTGTTTTTCGCCTCCTGCATTCCAGGAGTTCCGGCCAGAGCTTCTTTAGTCGCTTGGTCGGCTACCTGTCCAGACTGCACGCCAATTTGAGCGCCCTGGTTTAGAAGCTGGCCTTCCGATTGGTATCGAGCGGCGAGGAGAGCGGGGTCCGTGGTCCCCTGAAGCTGTAACCGCGCCATCGAGTTCTGAATGTCGGCAAGAGTCGCCTGCGCCTGAACCGAGTTAGGGTCCAGATTTTTGAAAACGAAATCGCGCTGTTGCTGCAACGCCGCGATTTGCATTCGCGTCGCCTCTTTAACAGCTTCCGACTGAATAGCTGCCGCGCCAATCTGCCCGGCTGCTGAAAATAATCCACCTAATCCAAAATCGTTCGGCTTACCCCTTTCTCTTTAAAGGTTGTCTGTAAAATGGTTGCGGGCGTTGGATTTGAACCAACGTCTGAAGGTGAACAACCTTCCGAGCTACCAAGTTGCTCCAGCCCGCGATAAAATTTAAGTGGCATCAGCGTCAGAGAATAGTCTCTAATTTTTCGAGCTTTGACAACTACGTCTTTACCAAAGTCCACAGTGCGATTTCACCGGGAAAAACCTGCGCGGCAATCGCATAAAGCTTGTCCTGTTGAAACACTTCGAAAGCTGCCCTGGGTGTAATTCCGAGACCGACAGTTAAGTTTGTCTCGGGCGTGGCCCCTGGGTCCTTCGTGGCCTGGGAGAGAACGCGGCCACGGAAGTCTACGTTGCCGGAGCCGAAGAGCGCCCAACCTGGGTTACTGTTGAGTGCATCGGTGAGAACTTCGAACGCCACTTGCTTAATGTCACCCGGCACGCCGGAAACAGTTCTCCATAAAGCACGCTCCCACCAAATGAGGCAGTTGATGGTTGTGTCAAAAAATTGCTGGTAGTCCACCGGCGAAGTCGGTCGCGCAGAAGTTGGTCCGGACGGGGGCTCGCTGTTAAAGGCTACCCAGTTTGTCCCGTCGAAAAGATACCAACCCACCGCAGAGCCAAAATCATTCGGCGCAATGTCGGTAGCGTCTTTTGTGGTCCGCAGCCACACCGGCGGCGTGCTGGTGCCCGGCGTCGAGGTGCCGATGAAAAATGGAATGGTGAACGAGGCCGAAATATCTAGCGGCACATACCGCTTGATTGTGTCATCCCAAACGAACCACTGCGTTCCGTTCTTCAACCACGGACCCACATTAGAAGTTGGCTCGGTGTCGCCGATGAAAATAAAGTTGGTCCCGTTGGGCGAAAGGATTTTCATCCGCTTCACCATCGCGGCGAGGAAGTCGTTTGGTGTGCCGCGAAAAGTTGCGGGCAGTGGCGCGGCCTGGATAAACAGGCTAGTAGGTATTAAGCTCATACGTTTGTAAAGGTGGCATCGAGGCCGATGGTTGATAAGGTGTGTGACGTGGCTCCGCAGACTCCGCCCGCGACAGCGCTAACGTCCACGATAACTGTGTAGGGCACTCCTCCATTGTCTGGAAGAGTGACGGGAAGATTGTATGTCCCGGCGGGATGCACGATTCCTGCGTCCCAGTTGAACGCGAACACAGGACCCCCAGGTCCGGGGTTGAAAATTCCTATGCCTCCGCAAACCGCAGTAAGGTCGCCGGTTTTGCTCAGGACTACGTGAATGTTTATATTGCACGCGCCGTTGCCCCCTACGGTGACCGAAGACTGCCGTTCGATTTGTGCGTCACTCGTGAATGGGTCCGGAATGGATGCCGTCACGGCTTGCTGATTGGGCGCAGATTGAGAAAATCCAAATGACCCGCCGCCATCAGACCCGCTCGCAAGAGTGAACCAACCCGGCGTCAGCGAATCCCAGTTCGGGCATGAGTTCATCACCCAAGTGCAATGTGGTTCGCACGCGTCGCATGAAGTCCAGCAGTCGTTGTCCTTGTCGCATTCGATGACGTTGAAATTGTAGGTCCCCGGAGTTGTCGCAGTTCCCGAAAGCGTAGCCGTCGAAGCGTCGAAGGTGAGCCCCGGAATTCCGAGCGGGTGCGGAGCCAAATATTCAATCTGCCAGAAATACGGAGGAGTTCCGCCAGTTGCCGTCCAGGTGAATGAATAGGGCACGCCGATTTCAGGAGTCGGAGGAGGCGACGTGCTATTGACGCCTTCAACGAAAAGCCTGTAGCTCAGTTCTTGAAACTGGTCGCCTGCGTCCGTGATTTCCACCACGAAATTGAAAGTGCCGTATTCGGTCGGGGTTCCCGAAATAGAAGCACTTAGCGGCGTGTCCTGCGTGAAAGTGATGCCCGCCGGAAGTGAGCCCACGAGTGAGAAAACGCACGGAGAGGCGAAGGTGCCGGGCGCGTCGAAAGTAAATCCGTCAGCAACGTCCTTGCACATGTTGAACTCGAACGGCGGACCCGGAGGGCCAGCAGCTATGCACTTGCACTGCGTGGCGTCCCAGGCAAAGCCAGTGTCGCACGGCAGGTCCGGGAAAGTGCAGGGCACGCACTCGCACAGGAGTTCGTTAAAGCCGAAACCGTCCTCGCAAAGCGTGAGCGGCACGCAGTTACAGGCCGGAGCGCTCAAAGGAGTTTCGCCGTCCAGGGTAATTGCAGAGACGGCGTAACAACCGTCCGCGCAGGTCTGAAATATAAGCCCCGTATCCGATACTAACTCCAGCGTATAGGTTCCGTCAATCGTGTCGCTCCGGTAGATGTTGATTTGCGTCCCGGTCGCGAACTGGTCAATCGTCCAGTAGGAGTATCCGGTGCCGTCCGAGTGAAACGCGTCGCTTAACGGAGTGGTCGAACCATCGGTGAGCACGGCGTCAAATTTGTAATAGCCGAGCTTGCAAAGCGCGATGGTTCCGGGAGGCACGCACTCGCTGATGATAGCGAACTGGTCCCCAACGGTCGGTTGAAAATAAACCGTGTAGCAGAGCGCGCCGGGATAGACATTCCAGGACAAATACGAGTGGCCTACGCCGCGCTTAATCAGCCCGGTCGGGGAATGGTTCCCGCCGATGGGTTCAAGCACAATCACGGCATGACCGGAACCAGAAAAAATAACTTCGCAGACCGGCGGGCAGACATACTCAATCCGAGGCGTCCGCAAAAATAGCGTATCTAAGACGGTATTCATTAGGTGTCGATTCCTGCTGAAATTGTGGGCGGAACGACGCCCGCAAGCTCTGCCTCCGCCTGTTTTGTGGCGATTATTTTGGCGACTCGGTCGGCTGCGCCCTGATTGACGATGCTCTCAGCGAAACCAGTTCCGACAGCGCTGAATCCGTCCTGAATTACAAGCTCCGTTTGGTTCGAAGTGAAGTGCTGCTCCTGCACGTCCGCGAGAGCAGCGGTGACTTCCGCTCGGTCGGTTCCCTTCACTGCTGCGCCATCGTAGCGGACCGCGTTTAGCCCGGTCTCGTCCTCGCACGCAGTGGACGCGCCGGATTTGTCTTCCGGAGTAGTCAGGGCGAACGAGCGGACATATTTAACCGTGGCCGGACCATGCCCTACAATGAGATATTGAAAACAGTCGTCAATATTGTCAATGTCGGCGCGCTCGATTCCGCACGCGCTCAAAGAATCGTTGTCGGTTTTCTGGTTCGCGTCCTCCGTGCGGACGGTTCGAGACTGCGGCTTGAATGCAAAAATTGTGGTGTTGCTATCCATTTCCAGGTCCCAGGATAGGCTGCCCTTTTCAACTGAGATGCGCCGGGACATGACTTGCTGAAACGCGCCCCTCGTGCCGCCAGCGTAGAAAACTCCTAAGTCCACGTCCTCCGCGATGCCAACCAGCGCAACGTCTACCCACTGCAAGCGGCAGGTCGAGCCCGGCAGCTTGGCCTGAACGGGGGCCGTTTGTCCGAAGTGCGCGCGCGTGGTGAATGCCCAGGTAATCGGGCAACCGTTGTCGAGCCGGTCCGGCCTGAAGGATTCCCACAGCCGATTATGCCCGTCCGTATCGGCGGAGACGTGAAAGGCCCTTTCAGCGTCCATGATTTCTCCGCACACCCATTCAACCGGGCGCGTCCCTGTCCAGTGACCGGCCCACGACGGGCCGGAAGCATCGGTCAGCGTCGCCAGGGAGGCGTTATTTAAAACCCAGGTGTGTTTGTTGAAAGTGTCTTCCGCCGGAACCGACATTACGAAAAATTGCCCGAAAGTGCCCGCCGCCACGAGGCTAAGGTCGTCGCTCAGCGTGACCTTGGAAAACATCATTTCGTTATCGCGGACTGGCAACCGAGAGGTGAGTTTTCCGGACGTGGCCGGGTCGAACACTGCGACGCCCGAAGGAGAAAACCAGATGACCTGCCCGTAGTGGGATTTTATCGAGCGGTTCGAGAGGCAGCCCACCTGCAAAATTTCTTCTTGAAAATTCGTGGTCGTCGGCCACTGCGAGCGGTCCTGAATGTTGGCCTGGAGGATGGAAGCATTGGCTTCAGTGAAGACCAACAACTGCGGCGATTCCACGCTGGGAGTTTTCACCATCCCGGTAACTTCGCTCGCGAAGTAGAAAGCAGATTGCCCGCCGAGATAGATTTGCTCTCGGAAGCTAAACGGGTTTGCAATGTCGCTGGCCTGAACCGAATTATTCACGGAGACCCAAAGACGATTTCCCACCCAAACCATCGGCCCACCGGCGGGAGTGTCGAAAGCGTGGTCTCGAATGTGGCCGGAGTTCGAACCGTCATACCAAGCGGGTGCAGTGAAGCCGCCGTCCTGCATAATGAGCACGGACTTGGGAGGAATTACTTTGATGCCCGATGAAAAGTCCTCGTTTAAACGCTCTGCCGCCTGAGTGGTGAGCGCCCAAAAAATCTGCTTCGCGGTCGGAGAAAAAAGAACGTTCGTGAGCAGGTGAAACTGATTGAAGGGCCACAGGGCGACGTAGACTTGTCCGTCCACGGCGACGACCATCTGCTCCAGGCCCTCCTGCGGTTTGAAAACAGCGGCCCCCTGAAGGTTGCCGTCCGGGAGTTGGACGATGCAACGATGCCCAGGGCGGCAGGAGAGTTGCCCGCCAAGGTTAATCATGTTCAGCGCCGTCCAGCACGCGCCGAGGCGGCATTGCGACGGGTCATTAGACGAGTCCACGCCCAGGAAGAACGTGCCGTCATAGTCGAGGATTCGTGAGCCTGCTTCACCCATTCCAGGTATCCCCCTTACTTCGATTTTCAAACACCGTTTTGGGCTGCGCGTTCGAAAAATGAAAACACACTCGCTGCTGGTCTGGGTCGGTCAGGTCAAATCTGGCGCACGGTTTAATGTGGTCAATTTCCCAATACGAACCGTAATTTTCGCGCGTCATTCCCGGTTGAAATTGTTTCTCCAGGTGCGCCCAGTATTCCTCAACGCTGCACCCTATCAGGGACAGGGTATCGGCGGTCTTATTGGCCCCAGCCTCATTCAGTGCCCACCAAATACGGCATCGAATGTTTTTTTCGATTTGATATGATGGCGAGCTTTCCAACTTTCGGTAATGGTGAGCGAGTTTGTTTGCGTTGGCTCGCTCCCGGTTTTCTGTTTGCCACTCATTAGCCCGTTCAAGTGCCTCTTCACGGTGCGCCTCCACATAGCCCGCCCATTGAGGCGACCCACGAAATTTATTCTGTGCGGCCTTCGCCCGAGCCCCGCCCTCCGGAGTAGCTCGCACCGCCCGTGCATGAGTTCGCGCCTTAAATTTTTCAAAGGCTTTTGGGTCCTCTTTTATGGTTAAGAGACTCTGCGCAAAAAACAAAGTGATGATTTCACTATTCGTCATACTTTATTATATCACACATTCGTTTGATTCGAGGCACCTTTAATGTCAACGAATATCGTAGTCGAATTTGTCACGCGGGTTGCTCATGTCGATGACCTGCACCGGCATGAATAACGGCGGCTCACTCATTTGCTGCGCTTCAATTTCCAGCCGGGCAGCGTCCGCCTCGTAGGCGTGCGCGTCGGCAATCTGAAGGTCTGCGTAATGTTTCCGAGCCTGCATAGCGAGCAAGAAAGCGACGCGGCTTTTCAAGGCGATATGGTCGAAGCGACTGAAGAAAACTGGATTGGTCTTACGGTAGGCAATGCGCGCCCAGTTGCAAGAGCGGTTGAGTTGAATCCGCCGGTATTGCGGGTTCTGTTCGTCCGGCTCGTAAATTCCCAGGAGGGTGCCGGTGGTGCCGCTGTCATCCGTAGTGCTGAGCCGGACATTGCCCACAGTTCGGTCTTTGAAAATTCCGGTGATGCGCGCAATTTCGGGAGCGCCCACGTCCGGGACTGCGACGCCGTAAATCGTTGGGACCCGATAGCCGTTTAACACCTGCCCGCCCTCCGTGTGGCGCAGGACATTGCCCTTGCTATCGAACCCGTAAACTATGAAAGTTTTGCCGTTGTCTTCCGGCGTCTGAAGATACGCGACAAGTTGCGCCGGATGCACAAGGTCACGAAAAGTAAAATGGTAGCCGCCCTGGTCCATCCACTTCCATTCGCAGATTGTCCGGCAGCTTCCGGGGCCGTTCAAATGGAACTCGAAAAGCTGAGCCATGCCAAGCACGGGTTGCCCGCCGATGTTCACACCGATAACCATTTCCACCTCCCGAGGAAGCGTGATACAGCGCCGTCCACAGCCGGAGGGGTTGTTGCAAATGCTTCCGATTTTGTCGCACCCGCTGCAACCGGCGGAGCAAATGTCGATGAAACCTTTCCAGCCTTCCAGGTCGGCCTTATTCGAAATTAAGGTGACCGCGTCGCCGCACCAGCGAAAAAGTTTGGTGTCGTCGCAGATGCCAATGATTTTTTTGGCCTCGTCGTAAATATCGTCTACGCGGAACATTAATCGTTCTCCTCGTCGTCCTCGTCGTCCTCGTCGTCTTCCGCCATGTGTTCAGCGGCCAGCTTATCCAGGGCGTCCCCGGCTTCGTCCATCCGCTTCGAGGGCGCTTCGACTTCGGGCTCCGCAGAAATTATCCGCTTGAGTTGCACGTCGCAGGCGTAGTGCTCACCGGCGGCTGTGGTCGTCTCCACCACCCGCGTAACGCGGTAGTGAACAAGCATGGTGCCGTGCGCCGGGATTTTCAACTCTTCGTCGCCCTCATAATGGAACGTCGGAAAAGAAGTGTTGTCCTGGTTCTGACTGTCCTGAAGCGGACTGCCGAGAGTGGGCTCTCCCATTGCTAAGCTCTGGTCAATTTTCATCGTCTTAAATAGTCTCTGTTTCCTGCTAGTTTGTCACGTTCGGGTCAGGCAGGTTTATGACCTTTAGAACGTATTCCGGCGCGCCTGCCGTCTTCGCCCCACCACGGGGCGATTTGCACCGGCTGGAATAAACGTGCTCCTTATCCCGGAGGACCGGGATGGCGCATGACTTGTTGCCTTTCGAGCAGCCCATAAATTACTGGATTCGAAAATAGCTAAGCGTAGTGCCCTGCCACATTATCGAGGCGTGCGCTGCTGTGCTGCACTCGCCGTAGAGCGTGATTGTCTGGTTCGGGTTGAGTGTTTCCACGATAGCGTTGAGCACGATTTGACGATACTGGCCCGCCGTCGCAGTCTCCCATCCGGAGATAGTCTGCTGGCTGCCGACAACGTCCGCCGCAGTGCTATCGTTAACGAGCTTCAAAGAGCAGAAATCAGCGAGGGTAATTAACGCCGCGTCTGCGAGAATCATCGCGGTAACGGAGACGAAATATTTGCCCACGTCCGTCGCCAAAAATTGAGGACTAGACGTGATGAAATCAACCGCCTGAAAAGGAAACGGTAGCGGAAAATTAGTTCCCGCCGTGGCAGTGTAAACGCCGTTGTTCGTGGTGAGCGGAGTGCCAGGGTCGCCCTTGTCTCCCTTATCGCCTTTGATGGAGTCGCCCTTGTGCCCCTGCGGGCCAGGGACGCCGGACTCGATGACCAGCTTGCCAGCCGCAATCGTTGCCGGTGCGGACGAGAGCGCCTGAACCAAGGTAAGAAAAAGCGTGCCCGCGCCGTCTGCGCTGTTGACCACATACCACCCGGACGTGTCGATAAACAGATACGTTCCGGTCAGATTAATCGCCGGGTTGTTCGCCGTGTAGACTGCGACAGTCGGCGCGGAGAGTGTCGGCTGAATGAACGAGGAGAGCGTCACCGTGTAGGCGTTGTTGCCGTTCGTGCCTAGGTCGCCTTTGTTGCCTTTGTCGCCCTTCAGGCCAACGATGCCATCCATGAACAGGCGGAGGAAATAGCAGGCCAGACCTTCGTCGATTCCGCGCGGGTTCGCCGGGAGACCTACGTCGAGGCTGCACGGCAGAGACCAGACCACTTTGCCGTCCACTTCGGTCTTGATTACTTCACCGAAAAATTGCGTGGTGAAATTACTGATTTGGCTCGGAAGTGATTCGCACTTGGCCGAGTTGTGCGGACCCCTGCCGCACGGATTTTCGCAGCCCAGGTTTTCCCGGCTGCAACCGTCGAGGAAATTTTCCTTGCGGTCGCCGTCGTCGCCGCAGTTCGAACATTTGTGCGTGTCGCTCATATTACTTAATCAAGTTGTCTACCACAGCTTTCACGTCGTGGTCTTGCGCAGTCTTTTGCGCCGTCGTAAAAGCGTCTGCGATTTTCGCCTTTAGCGCAGGGTCAGAAACTTCCTTTTCCACCCAGGTCAAAAATGATTTGCCGCCGTTGACCACCTGGGTAAATCCCTTACCGGCCAGGGTGCCAGCGACATTCATCGCGCCAACGCCCACGGCTGCCCCAGGATTCGCCGCCGATGCAACGGTCAGTGCAGTTTTTGCCAGATGCCAGAAAATAAACAGCACCAGCACTACGCCACCGGCGTATAGAAAATATGGAACAGAAATCAAGCCGGTGCCTTCAATTTTCTTTCCGGCGTTCTGGTTATTGTCTTCCGCGAAGGCGTCCACCTTCTTCTCCAGCTTCGCAATCTGCGCGCGCAGCGAATTGACCAGCTTGTCGGTCTCCAGGTTCGCCGTCGCTTTCGCGGGAGCGCCTACCGATTCCGCCACGACCGCAGTGAGTTTTTCAGTCTCCACAGCAGGGGCAAGAATATTAGTGCTAGACCCCTCAACCAGAGCGGCGTGCAGGGTATCAGCCGCTCGCTCATTGGCCTTTTGCGCGGCCTCTCGTTGCAATTCTTTCTGTGCCTGAGTAGCCGCTGGAACCTTATGAACCTTGTCCTGGAAAAATTCAACGGGCTTCGGTATCAGACTGGTGCAGCCTACTACGCTTATCGCGACGACGGCGGCGAGAAGAAACGCCTTTACGCTCTTTAGATTCATACTTTCCTTTGACAATGTGATATATGGTGTAGAGCCCTGCAATTAGCTGAACAAGAATGAGCAGGGTGGACATGATAGGAGTGATTTTCGTGATAACATCGTGAATGCCTTGTAAAGTGATGTTCACTCCTGCGAGAGTGATTAGCCGGTCATTGAACTGCGGATTGCTCATACGCTAGGCGAGTAGCACGACTGCTAGGTCGCAAATTTCAGGGGAAGCCGAAGCATTATTCCACCAGCATTGTGCGGTGTTGAGCACGCCGTTGGACTCACTGAACGCAATGGTTTTTGCTCCGTTGGTTGCAAAACTATATCCCACTAACGCGGGCGCTCCTGATTGCACTTGTGCCAAAAACGTAGCAGCGGATTGGTCTCCCGCAGCAGTAGCGGCAAACGTATCAATAGTAAAATTGGGGCTACCCTTGGTTATATCTACAAAAAACAATACTCGGTCAGCCGTAGCCGCGACGTTACCCGAAATAAATTTCGTATTGTTGTTGTCCAAGGCACTTCCGAGAGTCAGCGTAGTGCCAACTCGCGTAGCAGGAAACGGCTGTATATTGGTAAATTTTGAACCGTCGTTGGTCCAATTTCCGCCCCAAACCACCCCGATAAAATTCGTGGTAGAAACGTCTCCGATAATCGCCGCCGTTCCCGAACCGAGCCCGAGACCTAGATGGACAGACGAGTCCAACGCGCTACCCGGAACAATATGCAGCCGAACACCTACGCGAACCTTAGACCACGTCGAAGGCAGCGTGATGGGCCTTGCCCAAGACGAATTCACCATGCTAACCGCAGTCTCCGTCACCGCGCTGATTGTTCTCGTGATTATTGTAGAAGCCATAAAATTAAACGAATCCTCCGCCGAATGATGTTCGCAACGCTTGGACGGCGTTATATAACGCCTGCCCCTGGGTCGTGGTAAGCCCGTCGATAATTCCCACGATAGAAATCCTCTGGGGGCAGCAGCCATAAGTCGCCGTGGAAAGGGCACCACCAGCCGCAACCTTATTCGCCAAAGGCACGTTGCTATTTACTGAACTATTTGACCCAAGTGACGCCCACGCAACGGATGAGTTAGCAAAGTAAATATTATGCACATTCGTCGCCGTCCGGCTTGACACGTAGAATCCTCCAACCTGCGTGTGCGCGCCCACTGCACTTATTGAAGAAAACCACAGATACGACCTAGCAACTCCTCCGTCGTATGCGACGATTAGAAAACCCGTCGATGTTCCGTCGAAAGACCCCACTATGGAATTAGGTGTATTTGTAGGCACGGGGTCCGATACATAAACGCATAAGCCGCCATTCCCCGTATTGAAAGATGAGACTGCGCTCGGTGTGACGCCAGTGTCATATGCATTACCGTTCGTTGTGGAAGCCGAACTTAGCAATCCGTTTACCGTCAAAGATTCTCCTGCTCCAGTTCCTACAACTTTCTTCACCCAGGGGTCCAACCCTATGCCCACCACTAGGGGAGTATAGGATGCAATCAAACTATCGGGCGCGATAATATTCAAATATTTTATTTTTCCAACTATGCCCGCTGAAATCACCGCAGACCAAAAAGTGTTAATCGCGGTTACCGTGCCAGCAGCCGGGGCGGCTCCTCCGTTCGTTTGCACCCTCGCGGCCCAATCTGCCCCGCGAGTGTTGCTAGTTGCCACGCATCCGTTTGAAGCGAATATACGCGAAATGTTGTCTGTCGCCTCAAAGGTGTATGTTCCATCATCGCCAGACGCGTAGCCGGTGATAGTCAAGGTCAGCGTAGTCACTCCGGAATATTCTCCTGCGTTGGAGAGAGCAATTCCATTCTTTTTCCATTGATACGAAAGGGGAGGAATTCCCGTTCCGGTAATGGTCGCGGTTATGGTGACGGTCTCCCCAACAAATGAAAGCATCGTTGCAGGAATGCTCGGTAGCGCGTTGTCTCCGGCATACGAAGCGGGCCATCCAGTTCCGCCACTGAGCGGAATCAATTCGGTTCCGGTTGTGTAGGACTCCATCGTGTCGAGGGATACAATCCCAACGTAATTTGTCCGGTCCACGTAGGACGCAGTCTTACACCAGCCGGTTCCTTGGTTCAGCCCGTTAAGTGCGGCACCGTTCGTATAAGACTCCATCGTATCGAGAAGGAGCCCTCCGGTGAGCAGCACAGGACAGCGAAACTTTCCGCCGGGTCTGCGATTTATTACCGGGTTAGGCATTAGTCCTGCAAGATGCCGAAGGTTACTTGAACGTCGGTGGTCGCCGCAAAGGTCGGTGTGCCTGAAGTGACCACGGCAGCCCACAGAGTGGTGCCGGACGCTTTGAGCGCGATGCCCAGACTAGTCTCGTGCGCAATCGCTTTGCTATTCACGGTGACGTAGTCAGCAGCCGCCACGGAAACGTGCGCTATGACTTTCAGGTCATCAGTAGAAAAAACGAATGCGGTTTTGTCCGCGAGAGTTGCAGCCGTTGGGTCTGCGTCGAAAATGAAAATGTCCAGAGCGGCCTTTTGATTGGCCCGGTCCAGAACGATGATGGACTCTAAAATGCCGGTGCCTACCGAAGTAAGCGCTCCGGTTAGAGTGCGTTTGCCGCCCACTGCATTGCCCGCGCTGTATGCGCCTGCTGTGACTGCGGACGTGTCTTTGATTACAGTGGTCTTGCCGCCCACGTTGCCGGTTACGGCAGCGTTGAGTTGCGAGCCCGTAGGCTGGACGACTGTGACGTTACCCGTGACGCCTACATTGCCGGAGACAGTTGTGCCCGTGCTTCCGCCGGTGCCGCCTGTGCCGTTTAGCGTATCGAGAATTTTTCGGAGGATATTGTATTGGTTGTCCCCCTGTCTGAAGGTTGTGTCTGACATAGTGGTCTAACTTGAAAAAATTGATTGTTGATGAAAGGGGCGGCAGTGTTGGCTGCCGCCCCTCAGTGTTCCCCTACCCCTAAGAGCGGTTACAGAGTCGGAACGCCCGGCCCGATGACCGGCGACTCATTGTCTCCGCAAACCCCAATGTCTACGAAGCTGTCAGCCCCGCTGAAGTTGCTGGAGCTAGGATTGGCGCAAGCCACGAGACCCAGGTCCGCAGTGCAGCGGCTATACAGAATCGGCACGATGTGCTGCGGGCGCAGAGGCCGGTAAGCACGGGTAATCTGGTATTTGTGCCAGCCGAAATCGCCCCACTGATTGCACTGATTGTCAATCTGGTAGTGCCATTCCAACTCGCCCATGTGAAGCTGCGGCGCGAACTTGAACGAGCCTTCGCCGACATACTTCTCGGGAACGAGCCGTTCAAAGCTGCCGTCAGCAATGAGGATGCCCACTTCATAGGCTGCATTCAGCCAAGCGGGATTGGGTTTCGCGAACGCCACGCCACGCGCCGGATTAGCGACGATGGTCACAGGGTCAACGAGGGCCAGGGTGCCGTCAGCATTGAAGCCGGTAGCACGGAGAGGCCGCTGGTCAACGCCGAAGGCGATGCCACGGTAAGCGGGCGACTGCTCGAACGAATAAGCGGTCAGAGTGGTTTCACCCATCTTGTAGCCGCCGGTGGTCAGAGCAACCATGACGTTCTGGACGCCAACTTCCGAGCGGAAATATTCCACTTGGTCAGAGCCGCCGATGAAACGGAAATGCGGCATGCCCTGGTCTTGGGAATACCATTCCGCGAAAAGCACTTCGCGCATATACCGGGCGATGAAGTGCAGAGCCTTGAAGGTCATGGGACCGGTAGGCAACAGGGGCGCGAATTTGACGCCCAGGTCGGTTTCGAGCCCGCCGGTGAACAGCGAGTTGAAATCGTAATTGGCGTTAGCAGTGAACTTGCTGGCGGACCGGAGATACAGTTGCGCGCGAATGTCGGCGTTGATGTATTGGACCACGAGCTTTTTCAAGCTGTCTTCGGCCATGACGTAGCTGCCTTTGAAAGCGGCGTAGCCTTTCTTGACGCAGATATTCGGACCACGGCCACGGAACGATTCCAGGCGGAGGGTGAATTCCACGGTGTCAGTCAGGTCTTGGTGACCGGTCTGTCCGCAAATGTCGGTGTCGCAAACGAAGGTCGGGATGGCGAGAGAATCGCCAGGAGCCGCCTGCATCTGAACCACGGAACGAATCGCGTCAGACGTGCCAGAGGGGAATACTCCGCCCTGGATGACGTTCATATAAGGAGCATTGGCAGCGAGTGCCTTTGCAATGGTGCCTACGATACGGTTTGTATCTTTGGAGGCAATGTCCGAGAGAGCGCTCGGGTCGTCGCAGAAAAAAGCCATACTAAAAGTTTCCTAACAAGAAGCTGATTTATCCCCGCTTCATCGGGCGTCTCAATATGACTGGAGACTCAGTTTCGATTCTTGGCCATTGAACCGTTGTTAGGCCGTTCCCCCCGCCGCCGATTGGGAGACCGTTTTTAGGCGTCAGAAAGTAGTCTCGGTTCCAGAGGAAATTGTCAAGCTCAAGAAATGCCGTGCGCTTGCTTGTATGCGAGCCGGGCGCGCGCGATGGCGAGGAGGGGCTCAATAGACTTCACCGAGTGGACGAAAATTTTCCCCTTCTCGCGGACAAGCTCCGTCATTAACTGGAGCCCGTGCGGGTCCGCGCTGGTCGAACAGGACGCGCCGTCCGGAAATCCTTTGTAAGCGAGCCCGGCGCGCACTGTCCACGCCATCATACACCAGTCAATGAACGGGCTTCGAATATCGGCCTTCACTGAATCCGCCACGGCGACGATTTTCTCCACTGCCGTTCGGTGCATGAAATACGGCGGCTGAAAAGCGAGTTGCGGCCAGGGATACGCCGGGTCGTATTTGTGGCGCTCTGAAAGTGGATGCACGCTAGAATCGTCCACGATATTTGACCAAACTATGTTCGGGTCCTGATAAACGTAGTCCGGGATTTTCGGCGAGAGGCACACGGAGTCCGAGTCATTCATCAGAAACCACGCTTGCGGGTAGTGGCGCAACAAAAGCTCCATCTGAAGCCGCTGCCGGTCGAGCGAGTCCTGACCGATGTAAGCGCGTTTGCCTGCGGAGCGAAAACTGACTTCCCGGCGCACGGAGACCTGGAGCGCCCCAATGGGAGAATCCACCGGCGACAAAACCGCAATCGGGCACTGATGATGCAGCATGTAGGGCAACAGCAACTTTATTTGGTGCGCGTCGCCGCCGTAGCCGTGCGCTGTTACCAGGGTATTTTCATTCATAGTATAGGAACGTCCATGTAAAGTTTTCCAAGCTCAATCAAGTCGTTTGATTTGTCGCCGTGAACCCAAATTAAATTCTCTTCGCGCATCTTCCGGTATTGCTCAATCGAAAAATGCGGCGAGTTGTAATAGCTGCGCATGCCGGGCACGTTGGCCCATCCTCGCTTTTGGAACTCACCGGCATAAAGGTAGTCCCACCCACCCCAAACCGGGATTTCGCCGATGCGTCGAGTGAGGAAATCCAGAAATTTTTTGTCGCAGGACAACATGCAGTTGCCGTTAATGTGCAAATTGATGCCGGGACCCGAAACCATAGGCCCGGCCTGCACCACTGGCCCCTTTGCGTTGGCGTCATCCCACGCCTGCGAGAGCCGGGCAACCCAATCTCGAAAAATAGGCCCTCCGTCTGCCTCGAAACAGAATATTGCCTTGTAGTGCGGCACTTTCCTCGCCAGAATCATCGAAGCCGTCCACTCCATCGTTGAGCGCCAAAGGTCGTTGCACCCGTTGGGCCATCCGGTGCCCTTTCGGCGGCTCCGGTAGGCGTAAAGGTTGAATTTTCGAGACAGGGTGTCTAACACCTTGCGGTCTTCATCAGACACGACGGTATCGAAGCGCTGGACGAGCAAAAAATCAGCAATTTCACAGTGCTTCGGCTCCAGGCTCGCCAAATAGTGAGCGAGCTTGATTGCGGCGTCCTTGTCGCCCTGCCAGAACTGAAGTGCGAGGAGAATTTTGTTCATTAATAGATGGCATTTCCAACGTGACCGCACCGCAGACCCAAATCTACGTGCGGGGTGTGTCCTGCGGCCTGCGCGCGGAGGCAAAAACTCACGTCTTCGCCCACTCCCAGCGGGTTTTCGAACGCTGCCGCAGCAAGGGCATGCTCCAGGCCATCCAGGAGTTGATAAGCCTCCACGCCGGTCAAGGATTTGCCCCTCATACCGTCCTTCAGCTTCGTCAGCGTATCAATTAAACTCGCCTCCGTGCTGGTGAACCAATTCCCGCCGAGCCCGTCGCCTTTGCGCGCGAGCCGGGGGAAGCGTTTTTCAATGTCCAGGAACACTTTTCGATGAATTAGCATGCAGCCGGTGCCCACCCAGCGCGTCGGTTTGCAAATGTCGTGCGGTCCGGCCTTCGCGTGCGCGTCTTCCTTCGGGTTTGCGCCCGCTTCGTTGTAGACCATCTTGGCGTCCGGGTGCCTTCCCTTGTAAAGCGCGCCAACCAGTGACTTCCCGTGGCTCAACAGCCGGTCGATTGCGTTCCAGGCCATAAATTTCTCCTGAAAATTGAACCGGGAATACTGCTTATACCACTCAGCGTTTCCAAAAGGCACAATCATGTCGTCATCCACCGTCAGCATCCAGTCGCAATCCGATTTAAGGAATTGGTCGGCGCAGGTGTTACGCGTGTGGGCCACAAAAGCGTCGCCGTAGCTGAGCGCTGAGTATGTCCGTCGCCGGTCATGTAGCTGAGCGACACAAAAAGCCGTGAGCGGATGAAGATTTTTCTGCCAGGGGGAGACCAGAAAAATCTTTTTCTGCAAGGGCGTGACTGCGCCGGGCGGCGAAACCGCAATCGGCACAATTCCCGCCCCGTGGTCGGAGGGAACGACCATGTTATTGCCCCTTCGCCGCGCGCTCTTCCATGACAGTCTTCATCAGATTGTCAAGGGATTCAGTCGCCGGTGTGGTGAACTGGTTTGCGGGCTTCGCCTGGGGCAGTGCTCCTCCCGGAGGCGCGCCACTTTCTCGCAGGCGGGACGTGCCCGCCTTCTTCACAGCCGTCCACTTGGCCGACAGGTCCGCGTGTTCCTTCTTCAGCGCTGCTAATTCAGTAGTCATAGACGCATTGTCGCGTTGAAGGCGACACATATTCGCGTAGCTCGTCAGGAGGACGGCGCGCATTTGCGGCGAATCGTCCTGGAGACCCTGGTTCACTTCCGCCTGCACCTTCTCCAACCACTTGTTATGCTCCGTAGCGGCTGCCTTCGCGGCGTCGTCGCCGGTGACTTCCTTGGGCTTCGCCCATTCGAGCGCGCCCAGGTATTTCGTAAGCTCGCCCTGCGTGACGGTCGTGTGCTGGGTCGCGGCGTCAATGTAGCTCTTTTCCTTTTCCTTCAGGTAGCTCTCCATGTTCTGCTTCGTCACCGACAGAGCTTGGTCTTTCTGGTATCGAATCTGCGCGTTCTCCGCGATTTTCGATTCCACAATTCGCTGAAGTGTCGGGTCCGCGATGGACTCGAAAAGCTTCGAGAGATTGCACTTGTCCGGCCCGCCGTATTTCTTAATCTGCTCGATTACATCAGCACCCACTGCCGGGGACTTCATCAGTTGCGCGTAGATGAAAGCCTCGTTCTGCGCTACCTGGGTGTCGAACTTTTTGAAGGCCGGGTCAAATTCCACGTCCAGCTTGGCGCGGAAAAGGCGAAGCTCTTCCAGTTCTTTCTCCTTCTGGAGTTGCTCCGGCGTCGGATTCTTGGTCCGCTCTTCAAACTCCGCCAGCTTCTTCTGCGCCTCTGCGAGCTTGGTGTCGCGAGCGGCGATTTCAGCAGCGGCTTTATCCCGCAGCGCCTTCCAGTTGTCGCGGGCCTTCTGGCTCGCGCCCTCGGGCTCCTGGACTTCCTTCAGCGGGTCCGGAGTGGTGGTCTCGTTCTTCGCAGCGGCAGCAGCGTCGTCGGCGGCTTTCTTGGCAGCGGCTTCGTCTGCGGCCTGCTTCTCTGCGGCCAACTCGTCCGCTGACTTGGCCGATGACTGGTCCGGTGACTTGGCCGGTTCGATTATCGGGTCCGGTTTCTTTTCCGGAACTGCCGCCGCGAGCTTGTCGAGCGCCGAAGAAGCCTCTTCGAATTCGCCCGGCTTGCCAGCGGTCGAGTGACCGGCGGCGTCCTGCGCAGCTTGGCGCGCGGCGATTTCCGCGTTATGCGCGGCAGCATCCGCCTGGGGCGGGTTCAAGGGATTGATTACAACAGGGTCGGGCATATTTACTCAGGGGTTAATTTTTGACCGTCGTTCCATTTCGAGTCGTCTTCGAGTGGGACGTATTCGGTCGCGTCGTTCGTTTCAACTTTAGGTGCCGGGTGAGCCAGCACTAAAATACTTTGGACCACCATTTGGTAGCCCCTTAATTCGCCGGAGCGAATGAGGATTGCGTTGACATGCCCTCGGTTCAGGAGGGTCGGAGCGGATTCAACCAGCTTGGGAATAAATCTTTTGCCCGTCTCTGTGTCCAGAAACTTCGCAAGATTTTCTTCGTCTATGGTTGTCCAGTCTAAGGGGCCAGCTTGTATTTCCATTGGGGTAACACTGTTTTGTTATTGTTGAGGGGGACCAGCTACGGGGGCCGCTTCTCCGGGTGCCGGAGGAGGGCCGCTTAAAAGTGCTCCTTGCGCGTGCGCGTCGTGCATCTGCGAAAGTTGTCCGGCCATCGCGTCGTGCTGTTTCAACTGCTGAATGGCGGGACCCATTTTCTTCACCAACTCCGCCACGTCCGCCAGCTTGTCCTTGGGGACGCCCTGGTGAATTGCGTTATTGTAGTGCTCGTTGATGTGGGCGAAAACTGCTTCGAGAACTTCAGTAGTCATCTGCCCATCCATAATGTGCTGCGCGATTTGCTGCGCGGCTGGCATGATGACGCTCAAATGGATTTCATGATTGTCCCTGGGGGAAACTGGCACCGGCTGCCCGTGCATCAGCAAGCCGAGTTCCAAGTTTTGCATCCGGTCGTTCTCCGCGTGCTCGGTCGGGTCCGCATCAGGCAGCAAAACCTTGTCCACGAAATCAGAACTGACCCGCGCGGTCAAGTCTTCCACTTCGAGGGCGCGCTGATTGTAAAGCGGGTTGCCTTTCTTCTCTGCGGCCACGGACACAATCAACTGGCGCTGCATCGGCGTCAAATCCTTGACTGTGCCGGAAGCGGCCTGCTCGGAAAGTTCGTCGAGTTCCTCTCGGGTCATTATCTGGAGAAGCTCTTTTTGCATCAGCTTTGCATCCTCGTCGTCGGTCTCAGAGTCACAAAGGCGCTTCTGCATGGTGCCCATCATCGTTGAAAACTGTTCGAGGAAGCGGGAGATTCGAACGTCCTGGCCTTCCTCTTCCCGTTGGGCGAGGAGATTCCACGCCGCCGGGCTCCTCATGGCTTCGCCGCCCTGTTGCTGCGGCACGGACGTAGAGCCAATCAACTGATTGACCAACTGGTTGAAATAAACGTCCAGCTTCAAAAAGCCGTCCACGTTTCCGTCCATCTTGCGCTCCAGAATATCCCAGCCGGAGGGGAAAATACAGGTCGCGCCAATCACGGACATTTTGAAAGTGTGAATTCGCTTAACGTCGCCCTGGACGATAGTTTTGCCGCTCATGATTAGCCGGTCAACAACTTCGTTGCGGGTGCGGTCAATCATCCCAGCGAGTTCGTAAATGTCACGGCCAACGCCCTTTGACCCGTGCAGAGTGCCGTTACCTTTCTGAAAGCTGAAAAACGAAACCGTATCCTCCATTGACTCGAAACGGTCATCTCGGGAAAAGATTTCAAGCATTTCCGGCCCGGCCATTCGATAATGAGACACTTTGCCGGATACTTCACGCGCCAGGAGGGTATAGACAACCACAACCGAATTCCCGGCCATGTAGCTTGCACCAATAGTAAGTTCCCGAAGCGCGTTTTGATACCACGTCTCCAAGGTGCCGCCCACATTGAGCCGGTCACGAATTTGAATTGGACTGGCGCGATTGATGGCGTCGATTGTGTTCTTGAGATTCCAGCCAGCCGTTTCAGCAGCTTCGCGGTCTTTGATATGGGCGAAAAGTTCATGGGGGAGAAAAACTTCCTTCAGCACGCAGATTTGAGCCATGCGCGGGTCTGCTTTGGTGCCGTCCGCGACGAAGCTTTCGTCCTGCTTGAAGTGAAAGGGGAACCAGTGATATTCATCGAGCCACGCGACGATGGTGTGACCGAAAAGCGCGTTGTCGAAAGCAATGTCCTCTATCAGGGTGCGCCAGCCTTTGCGGCCCCGGCAGACCTTGGTGATGGCGGCGCGGAAGCGTTCCGTTTTCTCGGTCGCGTTCTGCCACTTGGAACTGAGGGCGGAGTTGGTAAGATATTTCACGCCGTCGATTGCGGCCACGAAGCGCGGCCCCACTTTTTCAATCATCGAGGGCAACGGCTTCGTGGTGAAGTTCGAGCGCCAGCCTAGTCCTTCAGCCTCCAGCTTGTAGGCGTCATAAGGACGCTCCGCATTATACTTCGCCAGGATGCGGGAGTTGACGATGGACCGATTCCTACCGGCCATGATGACCGTCTTGACCACGTCGCGAGCCATGCCAATATCGCGAATGCTTTTTTGCGTCGGCTCGCCCTTGGAGTCGAGCATGGGAGATTGAATGACCGAGCCCAGGTAGTTTTGAGCGTAAGGCATTACGCCGCCAAGTCCTGCGGTCGGTTGATAAGAAGGTGACGGCATATTATGTCCTCAAATAGTCTCTTCCCGGCGCTGTTTTGGCAACCACACCCTCTTCCACTTTCCAACCGGGCACTTCTCCGTCGCCAGCATCACTTTTGCCATAATCAGACAGCCGCACTTGCCGCAAACACCCTCCTTCGCGAAGTCGCAGCCCTCGCACATTCGGCCCCGCCCGGTGATTACGTGCGCGGGGGCGATAGGGTCGTAGCCATACCATTTTGCATACTGGTTGAGGAAAAACGCTTTTACGAAGGTTAGAAAAAGCATAATCATATTGAGCGCCTCCGCCAGCAGCAGCCGGGCAGTTCCGGATTGTCCACCGTCTGGCTTTCCAGGTGAACGGTAGTGGGCAGGTCTTCTCCCAGCACTTCGCACGCGTGCAGCCGCCCGTCCTGGAAGCGCTTCTGAATTATTTCCTCCCGCAGCACTTTGACTGCGGCCTTGCAAGAGGCGCACCCACCGGGCAGCGAAGTATTTTTCGGGCACCCGGCACACACCTGCGCGCGGTCGCGGGCAAGTTGCGTGTCCACAAATTGATTCCATTTGTCGGCCTTCAGTTTATTCAGCCATTGAATCACGCGGGTCTTCAGCGATGCCTTTTTCGTCTGGACCGCAGTAAGCCCGTTGTCATCCCGGCAGAGGACCGGGTTGCGCTGGCACGCTTGGGCTACAACTTCATTGGGCGGGTCACCTGGGGGCAGCCCGGCGCGCTTACGATACGCTATCACGCGCGCGATGACTCCCTGCCACGTTTGGCCAAAGAGGCGCGCGCCGTCGCTGTCTAAAAAATAATATCCGCCGTGCGGATACACGTTTGGATTGAGTGTCTTCATAAAATTGGTTCCATTGAACCGGGCTGCCGCATGCTGGTATCGAGATAGTCCGACATATTGGTAGCGTCGATTCTCACTCCATTAGAAAATCCTGGCACTGGCCAGTCGTCGGTGTCATCCACCCCGTCAGGAACGTCCACCGATTTCCCGCGCATGGACAAAATGATTCCGCTGCCCTTCCTGGCGGCGTGAACTAAAAGGCTCAGCGCATCCGCTTCGTTAGGCGAGCCAAATCCGCGCGACTCGTAATCGCGTTTGCTTTCCACTTTCGATTTCCCGTTGAGGACCCGGAAGCGTCGATTGGTGAGTTGTTGAGAAAGCTTGGACATATCAAGTTGAGGAGCCAGCATGAGATACCCAAATTCTCCCCACTGCCGCATCGCAAACCACAGGACTGAATACATTCTTTCAAATTGTTCATTTGCTTTCTTTGAGTCCTCCAACATTATTTTCTCTTCGCCCGCGCCCTCCGAATAGTTCACGTCGTGAATGATTGAGGACCACTCGTATTTGATAAGGTCCGCAACGCCTGCGCCGTGGCCGGTTCGGTCGCACGCGTAATACTCCGCCTTGACTCCCGCTTTGCGGTTCATGTCGAGCACAGATTTTTTCATCGCGACGGTGTCCCCCTTGGGGAGAACGAAAAGCTGGTTCGCTTGCAGGCCCCACCTGGGGACAACTCGGTCTCCAGGATTCGGCCCTTTGAACATCACCTTGCGCCCGTTCGGAAATTCCAGACTCGGAGGAAGTTTTATTCCGCTGGCGAGGCCCCACTGGCCCACGATATGAATTGCGTCGTCGCCGCCCTCAAGTGCAAGGTCCGTTGCTGACACCGGCTCCGGCTCACGATACCAAATGAACTCGCCGCGCCACTTGTCCAGCATCCCCGGCGGTATCACGGTAGCTTCGAGGCCCATCGTCGGATACATGCCGCGCCCCATCGTCCGGTAGCCGCTGCCGTTCCTGCCGCCCGCGTTGGCGGCAATGCTGGCCAGACCTTCCTGCGTTTGGAGACCTGGGTAAACTATCCGGCCCTGGAGAACGTTTTCGCATTGCTCCCCGTCGATGCGGACCACGTCCCACCCACGGGTAGATTTCCATCGGTAATCTTTATCCTCGTCCAGGTTTGACCAACCAGCGGGAGGCTCCGCGCGCTGAGCCACTTTGCTAGAGGCATCCGTTGGGTTATAAGCACCAAAAATTTTGAATCCGCCCACGCCCTTCGCTTCGATTTCGGAAAGGACGTTGTCAATGTCGAGCCAAATACCATCAGGGACATTTTCGATTTCATCGAGAAAAATAAAGAGTCGTGAGAGAGGGCCAAATTTCGGGTGAGGCTGCGGACGCGGTCTCCGGTGTTGCCCCTGAAGTCGCCCGGCCTTTTTGACATTCCCCTTCGGGATGACCACGCCGGAAATCGAGGAGAGCAAATCGCGCCGGTTCATTCCAATAAACAGGTCGCCAATCTGGCCGGGCATCGGGAGAGTTGCGTTTGCGTGCAGCGCTACAATGTGAGAGAAAAGATTCTGCTCCAGGTGGTTTTCGCTGGGGCCTACCACGCGAATCGTCGTCCACTCCGGGTCCCGGACCCATTCAAGAAAAAGCCGGACGCCCATCCCGTAGGATTTGCCCATTTTGGCCGCGCCCATGATGAGGCCCATGTCCGCCGTAGCGAACAAGTCCCAAACCTGTTTCACGGAGTGCGGGTCCGGCGTAAATTGGTTTGGAGACCAAAGCATCTGCGCCGCTTCCTCCATTCCGTTCGCCTCCATAATGGAGTGCAGAAAATTAATCAGAATCGGGTGCGCTTTTTCCGGGTCGTCCTGCGGCTTCAGTGCGCACGGAAGGCCCACGAAATCGGACACGAGCCGGGCGGCGTCGATATGCTGCTGCTTGTGCAGTAGCGCAGCGACGGCGAGGGCGGCGTCATGCGTTGGCTTATGTGGTAACATTGCGCCCGCAGGTCAAAATCTGGTCCAGCTTCCCGCTCGGGAACTTCACCAGCTTCGCGCGCTGCCATCCCTTACGGCCATACACTGCAATCCTCCGGCGCTGCCCTGGGCGGCATCCGAAGTTGACCACCCGCGAATCCATCATAACGGAGCCGCGCTTTGGCCTGGGGGTCGTCCTGGGGAGATAGAGCCGGGCGCGCCATCCGTTCGCCGTCCAGCTTTGCGCAATCAGCCGGAGCGCCTCCAGGTGGCGCTGGTTGTAAACTAGGAACACGTTCATAAAATTAAAGGCGGGGCTGTAACAAAAACTAGGCAGTTTTTCTTACAAGCGCCCGTTGATTTGGTTACAGTTTGGTCGCGGCTTTGTCCACAATGACATTGACTTGCGCCTGCTTCGCCGCATTCCTGCGGTAGAAGAGGGTAACGCCAATAGCACCAGATACAGCGCCGACAACAAGGAGGGCAACGCCCCCCACAATACTAGCAAGGATTACCATATACACTCTATAGTCTCTGTTTCAACGACAAAGTGTAGGAACAAAATGCAAAAAGAGCCGGTCCTCGAAAGGCCCCGGCTCTAGCTAGAGTTCTCTGTTTAAACGATGATTACTTCATTGGTTTCCCTTTCTCCTGGCTATGGCTAGGCCAGGGGCCATTTTGGTGACTTGGTTCCTTGCCGTTCGCGATGCGCGCGAGCCGCAACTCGCACTGCTCTTTGCGGAGAGCATTCGCCTCGTCCACTGCGTCCAGTCCGGTCGCCCGGCTGGCCAATCTTTCTTGAAACCGTCCGCCTCTCATACTGCTACGTCCTTTCGATGCGAGCGGAGACCCCATCCGTTGAGAATCTGCCGCACGCCTTTTTGTTTCCAGAGCTTGCCGGTCCGGGTTCGGTAATTGCCAGCATTCAAAGTGCCTGCAATCGTGTTGTCGTTTTCTCCCGCTTCGCGCAACGTGCGCATAGCGTTCAAAGTTTCCCACTCTCCCGGCTGGGTGCCGTAGGGAGTGTTGCCGCCGCAGTATTCACCACGGGCGCGTTTCTCGTCGCGGGCCTTTTTGAGCTTCATAACGAGGACGGATTTCTCCCACTGCGCTACGGCTCCAATGACTTGCCGGATTAAAATCCTGGTCGGGTCGGCCTGATTACTTGCTTGGTCATAAAGCCCGCCTTGGTCAGTCGCGAAAACCTTAATCCCGCGCTGGCGGCATTCCTTCAGAATAAATTCTTGAATCATCAATTCGCGGGCGAGCCGGTCAAGCCGCTCAACCACGATTGCGTCGCCGGGTTGCGCGGTCGCTAAGAGCTTCACGAGCGCGGGCCGGTCCATACCATCCACCGTGCCAGAGACCGCAGCATCGAAAAATTTTTCGAAGTGCAAATCCAGGATATTCACCCGGCAGAATTCCACGACAGCGTCGCACTGCCGCCGCTCGCCGTCGCCGTCGATTTGAGAGTGTCCGCTTACGCGGAGATACGCAAAAGTTTTCATTGATAATACGTGCGATGAATTTTGTCTGAAATTTCGGCAGCGAGGGAGCGCTTCGGATTTCGGCTAAACCAGTCGTGCAGCAGCCGGGGGCCGACAAAAACGCACTGGGTTATGATGCACGCCGCCGCCAGCCCCAGCACTGTTAGAATCCCTTCCCAGTAACGTGCGACAAGCCATACAATCCCGCCGGTCAGAGCGAGCCAAAAGGCCAGCTTCACTAAGGTCCAGACCGTCGAAAGCATCCCGTCAGCCAGCTTTGACCATCCGGGGGACGTAACGAGAATCAGCACTAGCAACAAGGTAATCGTGTTCACAGGGTCACCGGCCTTCCACAGTAGAACGCCGCCAGCCGGGCAACGTCCGCGTTGCGCTTGGCCCGAATCTGCGCGGCCCTTGCGAGCCGGTCTCGGAATTCTTTTTCTCGGGCTGCCTGAGCCGCTTTTTCTTTTTCATTCATGTCTAAGCTTCGCACACCGTCCGGCAATAGCAAGCCCCTCAAATCACTTTGAAGGGCTGCTTATTCACCATTTAAGGTGTATTACCTGGGGCTGATTATTCAGTGGCCCGGTCAATCCGTAAAGACGGAGACTCCCCGTCCTATTAAAGTTGCTTTGTCCGCGATGCCCTGGCCAGTCGGAGGAGCCGGGATATTCTGCTGAAGGCCGACACTGCCAGTAACAAAAGCAGGATTGGCCACGCACCGCGCTAGAATCGCGTTCACTTGGGCAGACGGCAAAAAGTTGCTCTGGATGATTACGTGTTGCCCGTTGCCCGGCAAAAAGTTTGGTAGGTTCACCGCCGTCAGCGCGCCGTTGTTTTGAATCGAAATATTGTTTCCTGCCCCCACGGTCGTAAGCAACGGAAAGTCAATCGTCTTCAGAATAGCGTTGTCTGTGATGGTGATGCCGCTGCCGCCGTTCTGAGCGTTCAACGGGTCTATCTGCGTGAGATTCGGAAAACGGATTTCAAGGAGCCCGGCAAAAAACGCAAGGAAAAATCCGCCGAGACTTTCCGTCATCGTGAACGTGAGCACGCTGGACATACCCGGAGCGTCCCCGTATAAATTGTATCCGATTAGGTCAGTGCTCACCCCGATAACTGGAGGAGTTGCTACCTTGGAGCCGAGATACTTAATTAATTTGCAAAGCCAATTCATAGAATCAATCCCAAGGTCGCTGTTTGCTGGGTTAAGGGTGCCGTCAGAAAGTGCCACGATGACGCGTTGCATCCGGTCCACTGTGTCGCCAGTGGTAATCAAGTCCCCATACTGACCGAAGTCAGCAATGAGGGCGTCCAGGTCAGCCGCCGCAGACATAACCGGTTAGGGTTTGCCGATGAAGGCGATGAAATTCAGCAAGGTGGAAATCGGATTCAGTTTGCAAGCTTCCAGGAACGCGCCGCTCGAAGCAGCGAATCCGGAGGAAACTGCAACCACTGCCGTTCGCTCGATGATAGTCGAATCGAAAGGAAGTTCCGTCGCGCTCGTCAAGGTCATCGCCTGCGAGGCCGCAACCAACTTGTTGTATTCAGCCGTTGAGAATGTGTGTGCCATACGTCTAAGTAGTCTCTCCTCCGGAAGAAAATGTCAGGCTCGAAAAATTAACGCCGAGGACTGATGGAGTTTTACCGCTCGCGATTTCAGTATTCGAATGCATTCCTGATGCCTGCCCCGGCGAGCGGCGTCGCGACTGTTCATTACGTTGCTGGTCGGCTTTCGGGCATACGTATCCCACAGCACGGAGGCAGCTATTCGCAGCTTCCATCTCTGCTTTTAGCGAACGGTTTGGTCCAAGTTTGCTCTTGGCGTCGCTGGAAGTTGGTTGCGGGAGGAGGACTCGAACCACCAACCTTCGCCTTATGAGGGCGACTATCTGACCCTTGATATACCCCGCAAATTCAAAGAATTAAAACCGTTTCGACTGGCGCATCAGAAACCAAACCGCGCCAGTAATCAGGACCACCTTGCCAGCGAAGGCGACAGCGGCCACAATCAAAAAGAGCATTATGCTCGGAGCTTCAGTCATACAATAGATTAGTTTGCTGTGTTGAAAATTGCAGCGCTTTTTTATAACGTGAGCGCCACGGCATCCTCCAATAGTCTCTTGAAGAGACTAATAAGTCAACCTTACAAATCCGCGTCCACCATCATTCGGACAAGCCCGTCAAAGGTCACCTGGGGACGCCAGTCCAGCAGCACCGCCGCTTTGGTCGCGTCCCCCAGCAGGTCGTCAACTTCAGTCGGCCTGCACAGGTCCGGGTTTGTCACCACATATTTTTTCCAGTCCAGGCCAACGTGTTTAAACGCTGCCTCTGCGAACTCCCGCACGGAGTAATGCTTCCCTGTGGCGACGACAAAATCCGTTGGCGATTCCTTCTGCAACATCAGCCACATAGCCTTCACGTAGTCACCGGCGAAGCCCCAGTCCCGCCGGGCGTAAATATTGCCGAGTTCCAACTCGTCTTGCTCTCCGCGCCGGATTGCGCCTATCGCTTTGGTGATTTTCCGGGTGACAAAGTTCTCTCCCCGGAGAGGAGATTCATGATTGAAAAGGATTCCGTTGCTCGCGTGCATCCCATACGCCTCCCGGTAATTCACCACCGAGTTGTAGGCAAAGACCTTAGCGCACCCGTAAGGTGAGCGCGGGTGAAACGGCGTCTGCTCATGCTGAGGGGGAGGCGTCGAGCCGAACATTTCACTGCTGCTCGCTTGATAAAATCTGGTGACGGAGTTCTTCAGCATTTCCAGCAGCCGCGTTACCCCGGTGCCGGTCACGTCGGCGCAGTAGACCGGGTTTTCAAAAGAGACTTTCACATGGGACATTGCGCCCAGGTTATAAACTTCGTCCGGTTCTGAAATGTCGATGGCGCGCTCCAGAGAGTTCGCATCGGCTAAGTCAGCATATATCAATGTGACCGCGTCCTCAATGTTCAATCTCTGAAGCCGCCACAAGTTCGGTGTGCTTGCCCGGCGCATGGTGCCGAAAACTTTGTAGCCTTTGGAGAGGAGTAGCGACGCAAGATACGCGCCGTCCTGCCCGGTGATTCCTATAATGAGTGCTCTTTTCATTGGCGAAAAATAAAGTCCGTGTATGCACACGCAAGGCCAACCGTGAAACTGATTTCCGGTTTCCAGCCAAGCTCTAAAATTTCCGAGTTGTCCAGATACCTAGCGGGCGTCCCGTTGGGCATCGTGGTATCCCAGCGAATTTCTCCGTGGTATCCTACGGTTTGGGCGATGAAGTTTGCAACATGGCGTAGCTCGAAAACGTTCGCGGGGTTCCCGATGTTGACCGGCTCCGCTCCTGAATAGCCACGCATAAGGATAATGAGCCCTCTGGCCAAGTCCTCCGAATAGAGAAACTCTCTGACCGGACTGCCGTCTCCCCACAAAGTGACACTGTGGTCCCCTCGCTCTTTCGCCTCGTGAAATCGGCGAAGCATTCCAGGTATAACGTGTGAGTCTTCGAGCGAGTAGTGGTCTTTGGGTCCATAAAGGTTTGTGGGAATGCAGGAGATAAAGTTATCTCCGTATTGTCTTCGGTAAGCTTGACACATTTCTATGCCAGCTAATTTTGCCATCGCGTAGGATGAGTTAGTCGGTTCGAGTGGCCCGGTCAAAAGGTATTCCGGCTTGAGCGGGTTTGGTGCAACCCTGGGATAGATGCACGCACTGCCGAGAAACAAAAGCTTCTGGACAGCATAGGCGTGAGCGTAGCGGAGAAGGTTGTCTTCAATCCGCAAGTTCTCCCCAATGAACTCAGCCGGAAATCTATTGTTGGCATTAATGCCGCCGACACGCGCCGCACACGCGAAAACATACTCCGGCCTGTGGACGGAGAAAAACCAGCGGACCGCAATCGGGTCTGTCAAGTCTACTTCCTTCCGAGTGCAGGTGACCGTGTTCTTGTATCCCTGGTCATACAACACCCGCAGCAACGCGGAGCCCACGAGACCCGTGTGACCGGTAACGAAAATTTTACTTTCTTTTTCCATGACGGTATCCTTCGCGCCACAAAACTTTCGCAAGGCCGGTTGCGATTTCCTCGACATAGGGCTCGTCAATGAAAGGCGCGAAACAGTGAATCAATTCGTGCAGCAAAGTGTCCAGGTGTTGCTTTGGTGTCAGGCTGGGGTCCAGTTCAATCAAGTCACGACCTTTTGCATTGGGCGTAAATTGTCCCATCTGCAAAGGCCGCTCGACTACTCGGGGGAGTTTACGCGTCATAAGCCGTTTCTCCCTGGCATCCGGTGAATTTTTTCATTGCTGGTGTCTTGCGAGTCGCAGCCATTCGAGAAACCACTCTTCGTCCCACCAATTTTTTTTCTGTTCCACTTGGAACAGTCTGGCGCTTGCGTTGCTTTGTCATACGTCAGCTTAACACACGGCGCGGCACCCATGCAGCGCTTAGTTGCCGCCGGACGCCTTCCTTGTAAATATCCCTTGCAAGCAGCGACACGGAATTATAAGGGGCTGCGAGTCTGAAGGCCAGTCGCTTGTGGCCTGAACGCCACAGCCTCGCCGGGGTTACGAAGCCAGGGGCTAAATGCCGGTCCAGTTCCAATTCTTTATTTCTCATGGTGAAGCTTACCTTACGGGAGACCGGAGTGCAGCGCTTTGTCCCGCTTGGCAAAGTTTTCTTCGGCCCAAAGCGGTTGCAGGTTTGTGTAGTGAAATGCTTGACGCCGTTCCGCTTCGCAGGTTAAGTCAAAAGCGGCCAGGGGTTTCCTGTGGTCAATATGCCATCCGTCAAATGCGTGGTTGGCCCAGGTCATGCCGGGCCGGAATTGTGCCTCCAGGTGAAGGCGAAGACCAGCAAGTTCTATGCCAGTGTGCTCCCGAATCCAGGCCGATTTGTTTTTCGCAGTGCGGACCGCGTTCTCGAACCGGCGGCGAAGTGCGCGCTTTAGTTTCTGCTCGACTCTGGAGTTAAACGCCGAGACGACGTTGAGCGCTGCGCCGTGCAGCCGGGCAAGCTCCTGCCGCTGCCGGGTGGTTTGCTTTTTGATTGCCCGCCGGTAAGCTGCCTCTAAGCCGTGTTTCGTCCCGTCTGCTCGCCGCTTAGCGTTTATCTCCTCCGCCCTCTTATGATATGCGGCTAGGGCAGTGCGACGGCTCTTTGCTTTCGCCCGTTCCGCTGCCTGTTCCGGGGTGAACTTCCGCCGGGCTATTCCCGCGCGCCGAAGCGCCTCCACATGCGCCGGGGAAAGGGCGGTGCCAGTTTCCCGGACCCGCCGTTCTCTGATTAACTGGTTTGCCTCTCGAAGCGCCGCAAGCCGGGCCTGATACTTTATGCGGGCCGCAACTCGCCGTATCGCCCATTTGAGATTTAGCAGGTCGTCTTTTAGCATTTTCCAGAGCCTCGCATAATTTATCCCGAATTGCAGCGCTTTAACGACTGTCTAAATTCTGGACACTTATTTTTCCATGAGATTTTCTAATTCGCTCGGGATTACCTTCAAGCGGCCCTAATGGGCCTTGACACCCCCAGAGGGTTCTGGCCGCGATTTTCTGGCCCAGGATAGCCGCGCGCCGCTGGTCCAGGCCCTCGCCGCCCTGGTCGCCGCCGTGCTTTAGCACGACGCCGCGAAGCCTGCTAACTTTAACGATAACGTTATCGTTATCTGCTGCGACTGAGGCGCTAGGTCGGGATATTCGCTTAGTCATGAGCTTTAACGATACCGTTTACTTTAACGATAACGTATCGACTGCGGTGCCGGTCGGCCCGGCTGCTGGGGTATTCATCTTGGCGATGGCTCCGGCGATGGTGCTGTGTATCTCTGCCTCCGTTGGCCCGGCGTGCTCGTCCTCGCGCTTCTTGCGCTCGCCGGACGTATCGCATAGCGCCATGTAAGAAAGGCTGTGGCACTTCTCCATCGCGCTCGCAAGGTCCGCGAATGGCCGGGCATTGAAGCGCTTGGTCTCGTCAACCGTTCCGTCTTTGTGTGTGCTGGTCTCAGTCTGAAACGAATACTCCATCAGTTCATCGTCAGTCATTTCGCTGAGCCTGCGCATCAGCCTCTCAAGGACCATGCGGAAGCGTTGCGCCTGGGTGAAGTTCAGCGCACGATTTAAACCCTTCTCGACAAGCCGTCCGTTGCCGCTCTTGCGCAATCGGATTAGTCCTTCGATGCGTGCGTCCCATCCTTCCTCAATTATGAGGCGCTCGATTGCCACGCGTGAAATGTCCAGCGCCATCGCTGCCTTGTCCGCGTCGCCGCTCACACTGGCATACACCAGAAAAGCATTCTTCAAATCGAAATTGGCTGGCACGTCACCGGCGTCAACAGCACGCAGTGCAAGCGTGAGCTTCTCTTTAGCCACTGCGACGCGCTCGCTGTCGCCGGGCAATAGTTCAGGAGTTGCCATAAAGCAAAACGATTGAAGCCTTTCGATACCATCCCGTCCCGCGTGGCCCGCCCACGAGAAACATAAACCACGGCACCACATTGGAGACCGCTTGTTTAAACGGTTGGTCGCCTGGAAAGAATAGCTCTGCCTTGCACTCACCGCATTGGCGTATCTCTTTGCGGACTGCGAACTTGCCGCACTTGGGGCAGCGTTTGTGTATTGCTTTATTCATTGGGGTGTTTTTCGGGGTGTGCTTGCCAGTATTTGGAACGCTCAGCGAGCCGCATTTCCTTGTGCGCCAGCCTTGCCAGCTTTTGGACTTCGCCGCTCGTGCCTTTGAACAGGCGCTTAGTCATCTTCAGCCGCGCTTGATTAGGAATTGCCACAGGGAACCTTGTATTGTGCAACCCACGATGATACGCCTGCCGTGGTGGGTTTGCTGTTCTTAACGCTGGGGTGCCGGGTAAGCCGGTCAATGTCGAAGAGCACGACGCCCTTTTCGCGGACAATGTCCAGGTATTCAGTCGTGCCTCGCGGCAGTCGTTTGCGCTGCGCCTCCAGAATGTCGAGCCAGCCATACAGCAGGTTCAGCCACTCACCGGCGCTTCGATTTACTTTCATCGTAAAAAGAGTCTCGACCTGGGCCGCACTTGTCAACCACGAAAATAATAATTCGGGCCTTGCCCGCCGAATCGCCGATTTAATAGACTGTCTACATTACAGAGGACCACATAGCACATCACAAGTGAAATATCGTAATAGAGACTTTTTAAAAAACCATGCATATATCTATATAATTGTAAATAATAACCAATAGATGCAGCCCTATATAGAAAGGGGTCTGTGGGAATTCTCGGCTGTGACCTGCTAAAAGAATCGTCATAATGCAGGTTGACAATTTAAAGCAAACCCGAGACTATATGGGTGAATGAACGAAAACGAAACAGCGACGAAAGGCCGCCCGGCCTCGCACCCTACACTCCTCGCGATGGCCCGCACCTTGCAGTCCATCGAATTCGCCTCTCCCTTAACGGAAGAGGAAAACGCGCAACTGAAGGCCAACGCAATGAGGCCGCAGAAAAACATTACCCTCTTGCCCGGCTCTGAGGGCGCTTCGATATGCATCCGCATGAGTTTCCTGGGTCGCAATCGAAACCTGGGCGTAGTCATTGGGGCGAGTTGGGAGAATCGCTGCAAGGCTGCCCGCTTTGCTGATATGTGCCGGGTTAAATTCTGGCCCTACAAAATGAGAGACCGTCGCCCGCCCCGTGCTGACGAGTTGAATCTGTCGCCCGCGCGCGCAGAGATTGACCTGAAGAACGAAACGAAAATCGTGGCGCTGCTCAATGACATTGAGCGCTTCATGCTCAGCGCCGGACTAATCAAGCTGACTGAAATTAAGTCGAGCAACAAAGAGCGCAAGCAGCAGACCCGCGCAGAGCTTCAGTCCATCAACATTCAATTATCCGAAATAGTGAAGACGCAAGGTCGGGTGTTGAACACCTTGGAGAATCGCCTCGATGGTCTGCAACAGGTGGTGATGGGAATTCAGAAGGACAACTCGGTGTTGATTATGGCTGTGAGCACCATATTGGAGAAGCTGGCAAACCCGCCGATGCTTGGCGTGTGGTCCGGCAGTGGTATCACATACCCGCCGCCACAAAATACGTGCTGCATCCCGGAGGGAGAAGTGCGAAGCTTGTCTAAGTATGAATCGTAATTTTGATGTTTCGAAACCAGTGCAGACGCGAAGCGGAAAGCCAGCGCGCATCGTGGACACTGACTATAAGGTGGGCAACGGCTACACAATCCTGGCAATCGTCCTGGAGTCCGATAGAGAATACGCGTTTTCCTATCTTGCGAGCGGGCGATTTGTCGGAGAAGACCGCGAGGATGGATTGGACTTGGTGAATGTGCCCGAAGTGGTGGAAACCAAACTGAAACTTCAGTGTTGCGAGTGCCGCGTCAAGTCAAACGGCTGGATGAGTTTTCGAGCCGATAACAACGGCTACCGCTGGCACTTTTCGCCGGAGGAAACCCACGAGATTTTTACAGCTTTATGCCGGGTGCAGTTCGATGTATTCGGTGACAACAGCAAACAAAAAGAAAACGGTAATCACTCACATGAATAATCAACGAGTCCCACTGACAGATGACGAAGCGCAGCAAATCGGCGGAGCAATCCACGCGCTGAAAGAAATCGGCACCACGAAAATCATCAGCCCGAAGCACGAGGCGGAGCAGAAAGGCAACCTTGCTTTTCTCCAGCGTATCCTTGTGGAGCATGCTGATGAACTGCTCGCCTCCTGGTTTGCAGTGCATCACGAATACGAGCCCCTGGTCGGCGCGTTCGCTGCTCTGCTGTCTCGTGCTACTGGGGTAATCCAGCGCACCCAGGCCGCGCGTGCTGCTGCTCAAGCGAAGAGCGAAGACAACTCGAAACCTGCTGCTGAACCCACTCCCGAAGCAGAGCCGAGCAACATTATCAAACACTGTCATGAATGAACTCTCATCGCACAACACCGGAGCCGGAAAAGGCGACGGAGACCGCAGCCCCAAGTGGAGAGACCACTATGACGAAATCGACTGGCGAGTCAGCGGCAAAGCCCGATTCTTTTCGGACGCATCGGAAGGATTCGAAAGAGTCAGCGCCGGACGGCTGCGCAAAAGATATGGGGCCGGGGCTCCGGCAGGGGTCGCAGTGGAAAATATGGACACGGGAGAAATAAAAACGTATGAATCAAAAACGCCAAGCGAGCACATTGCCCGCCGAACCAATCAACCCCTCTTCGAGCCTCCCGCCTGGGCGCTTGCAACTGATAGTGCCAGCGTCACAGGTGAAAGCGAACTGCCCCCTATGCCGCCGCAAAGCAAAACTTGTTGCGGTGGCCGCTGCGGCAAAGGGGACAACTGAATACACTTTTGAGTGCAGTTATTCCGGCTGCACCAATAACAACATTTTTGTGGTAAATTGTGCCGATGAACGACGCTAAAGAACTGCACGCCGAATTGGCGAGATACGACGAGCTAATCGCCGACGAGATAGCGAACCATGCGCGCCAGATGACGCCACTGCGGAACGACCGCAGCCGCATTTTGGAGAGGCTCGCGTTCCTGTATCACAAAGTGAAGCCGGGCGAGCGTGTGACATACCACGGCAAAGTCTATGAAATCACGAGAGTAGACGTAGACTTTTGCTGGGGCGACATTGACGCGGAGTGGATGGCGGAGAAAAATCCCTGGGTCTATGGGCACATGATTCTCAAGGACGGCACGCGGGGCAGAGTCGAGTTTTGTCTTTGTTCAGACTGGACTGTGGAATGAGTAGAGAGCAGTGCATTCAAATGGGCCTGATGTTTTTCGTCATCGCTGCGATGGTGTTTGTCAACTGGATGCTCGGGCATATCGACTAATGAACCTACTGAATCGAATCGGCGAATGGGCGGACCGGCTGTATTCTCGCACGCCCTGGGAGCAACTCAAAGATTGGAAGCGCGCCTACAAAATCACCTTCATCGAGTGGCAACGCGCTCTTGCTCGCTGTAGGGAGCAGGAGTCTTTCATCAAAGTGCAGTCGCAGATTATGGAACTGCAAGCGACGACCATCCGGAACTACTCAATAATCAGCAACAACTGATTGTGACCCACTTCAGTCCAATCCCGAGAGTCTACATTCATCAGAGGGCCTGCCGGAATTACCCGAAGACCTGGGCGTGGCTCGCCGCTCAGTTGTCGCCTCTGTCAGTGCCTACTATTGTGCTTCTTGAAAACGGCAGCTTGCACAAGGAATTTTTAAGGCGAGCGAAAATAGAGAAAGATGAACAGGCGTAATTTCTTCCGCACTGCTGCCTTAGCTGCCGCTGCTGCTATCTTCGTGCCGCCAATGGGGCCGGGCTCTCCTAAATTGCTCGCGAAGCATAGAGGGCCGATTCCGCCGGTGATGCCTTTTGGGAAACAGTGGGTGCTGAATCCTGAATATCGGGATGCACCTTACGAAATCGGACTGCTGTATCAAAAAGGAAGTCAGCCAGAGGCTTACCGGCGCATTCCTTACCCGCTGCGCTTTCACACTGCCGAAGACGCGGAGTATTATTTGTCGAAGATAGTGTGACATAGTGTAGCGCGGGTGTGCTATGCTATGGGCATGACAATCGAAGAGATTAATAAAGACTTCCTCCGGGACGATGTTCGGGTCCTCTGGATTAGCTCCGGGGTAGCGCTGACGCTGAACGGGAAAATTCTCACGGTGCTTAGCGCCGAGTTTCCCGGTCTGCTGGACAAAATCACCCGCTGGTGCGACAAGAACAGCTACCGCTGCACCCAGGTTCACGACGGCAAAATATGGTTATGAGTAAACTACTTTGGATTAGCCACGACAGCCAAGGCTTAACACTTGGCTTCAAAACCCTGGAGGACGCAAGTTTCTTCCTCCGGCAGCAATCGAACAATCCCACTTGGCTCGCCCTGTGGACCTTTCGAATCTGCGAGCGCTATGGGGAAATCCTGGCCGAGGCGCACACTGACAGCCACATGTCACTTTCTTTCCGGCAATGAGCGACGACCTTTGCCCAACATGCGGCGGAGCAGGCGCGCTGGACCGCGAAGGAAAGCGCCCTTGGGCCAGCCAGCCGGAGACAATTTGCCCTGACTGCGGCGGTTCGGGACGGAAAGATAATGTGACAAACATTCCTGCGCCTGTGCTACCTTGTAACCATGAGTGAAATGTTTGATAGACTGGTAAACCAAATCGGCGGCGGCTTCTGTTATCCCTGGGCGGTTGGCTGCGGCGGCTCTGAAGTTCCCTTTGTGAAGGATGGCAAGCGCTACCTTTATGTCTGGAACTGCCAGGACCGGAAGCACTATTATTACTGCTACGACACAGACCTTTTCATCCTTGACAAAGACTTCCATGCTGTCTGAAAAAGCCATAGTAATCGCCCGGCACACCGAAATCACCCTGAGCGGCAGGGACCGCGACGAGGCCCGAGATTGCACTGTCCGCGCCCTCGCCTCCGCTTTCGCAATCCCCTATGCCGAGGCGCACCGCATTATGGCTCTGAACGGGCGCAAGCCAAAGCAGGGCGCGAATATCCGCCGGGCGATGGAGTCGCCCCTGGTGCGCCGCTTGGGAGACATACACTTCAGGCCCCAGGAGCCACGCCGGACCCTTTACAAGCTGATTGGCGAACTGCAAGAGGGCCGCTACGTCCTCGCTATGGCTGGCCATGCTTTCGCAGTGGTGGACGGCAAGATACACGACAAAATCGTCCTCCCGCCGGGCGTCCGGGTGAAAGCAATCTGGAAAGTCACCCCTGCGAAAGTTGAAGATAGTGTGACAAATATTCCCGCGCCGGTGCTATCTTAGTAGCATGAACGAACTTGAAAGTCTGAACTGGTCCGCGCCAAAAGTGGTGAAGACATACAATGGCGAGCGAGTGGTCCGCGTTGCGCAGCCTACCCCCGCTTTTTGGGGTGCGTGGCGCTCGAACAAGGAAGACCTGAAAGCCGCTGGTGTTAGTTGCCGCAAGGACCGCTTCGGCTCCTGGGAAGTCTGCCGCTGGTCTGACGTAGCTTCCGAAGCAGTGAACGAGGCGGCGGGTGTCATCTACCCCACTCTGGTCGAATCGCCCCGCTCCGCGCGCGTGGCAGAGCGTATCGAGGGTTTCGTTGCGCCGCCTATCTCCCTGGACATTCCCTGGTCGGAAGAACAGCACACCATTTTCGCCGAAATCCGCGACGGCTCCGGGAACTTTGTAATTTTTGCTAGGGCAGGAACAGGGAAAACCACCGTCTGCAAGTATGGCCTGATGCTCGCCCCCGAGCGCCGCATCGCGTATCTCGTATTCCTCAAGAAAAATCAGATTGAAGCGCAGGCGAAAATAACTGACCCTCGCGTGGAAGTCTTGACAATGAACGCGCTCGGGTATCGGTTCGTGCGCATGTTCTGGCCCAACGCCCGGCCTGACGACGAAGTCGAAAAGTATCGCGTTGCCGTCGCGTGCGGCCAGGACTCCCCGGACGAAGCTAGGGCGCAAGTGCTCAAGCTGGTTGCCTTCGCAAAGAATTGCTGCCTGTGGCCCACCGTCGCGGAACTGATGGACTTGGCGGACGAGCGCGGTATCGAACTCCCGGACTTTGAGAGCCTGGGCTGGACTGTTGAACGCCTCGCCGCCTGCGCCCTCGAAGTGCTGAAGCTCTCGAAGGTTCGCGACTCTGAAGGCCGCATTTCTTACAATGACCAAGTCTGGTTGCCGGTGGTGATGGGCTGGGTAGTGCCGCTGTTCGATTTGATAGTGCTGGACGAGGGCCAGGACACGAATCTCCCCGGCATCACAATGGCGCGCAAAGCAGTGCGCACCGGCGGACGGATGGGCATCGTGGGCGATGACTGGCAAGCGATTTACGGTTTCCGTGGCGCGATGCAGGACGGCATGGCGAAGATGATGACGGACTTGGAAGCGAAGCGCTTCCCGCTCACCATCACCCGCCGGTGCCCGAAGGTAGTAGTCCGCCGGGCTCAGCAACTCGTGAGCGACTACCGCGCCGCTGATGACGCTCCCGAAGGTGCCGAGCATTTCATCCGCATGAATCTGCTTACCTCATCGGTGCAGGTCGGCGACGCGATTCTTAGCCGCCTCAATGCTCCGCTGACTCCGGTCTGCCTCCAGTTGCTCCGAAAGGGCATCCCTGCCAGAATCGAAGGCAAAGACATTGGCAAGCAACTCAAAGGTATTGCGACGCGTTTAAACGCTCGCTCTGTGCCGCAGTTCATTACCAAGCTTGAAAATTGGGCGGAGCGGATGACGAATCGTGCCAGGGGTTCGAAGCGGTTCGAACAGAAGGCCGAGCTTATCAACGACCAGAAAGAAACTCTGATGGCCCTCGCTGATGGCGTGGCGAACGTCCGGGAAATCTCGGAGCGCATCGACAACATTTTCGAAGACACCAAAGGCGAAAGCAGGCCCGCCGTTATCCTTAGCTCGACACACAAAGCGAAGGGCCTGGAATGGGACCGCGTTTTCGTGCTGGATGACACCTACCGGCAGAAGGAAGGCGAGGGCGAAGAGGCCCGGCTTTACTACGTGGCAATCACCCGGACCAAGAAAGAAATTTTTTACGTGTCCGGCGAACCGGAAAACAAGAACAACTAAGCGCTGCACCACGCAGCGAGAAATGGTAAGCTGATAAAATGACGAAGACAAAAATAACACTGCGGCCAAACACGAACCTGCTGCGCGACAAGCGCAACGCCTGGGTCGTGGTGAAAATCGAAGGGGACCTGGACGTGCCCGGCAAGGGCGACGGAGAGCACGGGAATGTGGCCCGCCCTGGTGAATGCATCAGTGAGCAGGAAGCGCAGGAGCTTGTGAGCCGCACAACGCGCTATACGGTCCGCGCCATCGAAACCAAAGACTAAATTTATGGGAATAAGACAGCAAGTCAAAACCGGAGCGCTGACAGTGATTGGAGCGCTGGAACAAGTGGACCCGAAAGGGAAATGCGCCGCGTGGCTGGGCCGCAGGCTTCGCAAGGAGCTAAGGAAAGCGGGGGCCAAGTGAGCAAGAAAATCAAAATCGAATTGCGGGACCTGCCGGAGGGATTGACTGAGGCGGAAATCAACACCGCCAACTCTTACCGGGCCATCGTGAATTCCGACAAGCGGAATATCTTTTTGGAGAAGCTCTTCAGAGAGTTCGGGCCAATGACCGAGGCCGATGCTGCCGCCCGGCTTATCGGCATGGGCATCTATGGATGGCGCATCGTGTTCGCCCGGCTGGACGAGAGCCGGGGGGACAAAGGCGGCGGGGTGCTGCGAAGAGCGGGCACGAAAATTTCTCCGTCAACTGGAATGCCGGGGTGCATTTGGAAGTATGTCCCGCCGGAGAACCGAAAAGAGCGCGCCATCGCAGTGCTCGAACACTGGCAGGACCGACTGGCACGAGACCAGAAAATCAGTATCAAGATTCAGAAACGAATCGAAAAAGCCCAACAGCGGCTTGAGGAAGTGGGCCGGAGAATTAACGTAGGAAACTTTACCGTAGTAATATGAGCACAATCAACTCCGTGCCGAAAATTTATCGCATGGGCGAACGCTGGACCAACGGCATCTTGAATGGTCCGGTCGTCATCGAAGAGAAATATGATGGCTCGCAATTCACCTTTGGCGTGGTCGAGGGGCATCTTGTTTGCCGCTCCAAGAGCACAATTATCAACCAGCAGGACCCCGGCATGTTCAACTGGGCAGTATGCACCGCGAAGGATTTATTTCAGCGCGGTCTCTTGGGGGAAGGCTGGATTTACTTCTGCGAATATCTGGCGAAGCCGAAGCACAACGTGTTGAGCTATTCCCGCACGCCGAAGCATTGGCTAGTGCTCTATGACGCTTTTTCTGGACCTAATTCCCCGGTGCCGAATCAGTGGCTCTCCCCTGGCGGCAAAATCGAACTGGCCAACATTCTCGAACTGGAACCGGTGCAGGTGATTTACTCCGGCGTAGACGCTGGCGTTCCATACAAGTTCCTGGAGACGCAGAGCAGCCTGGGCGGCTGCATGGTGGAAGGCGTGGTGATTAAGAACTATGGCAAGCCGCACGGCGAGCGCGGTGCAGCATGGCCGATGACTGCAAAAATCGTTTCGGACCGCTTCAAGGAAAAGATGAAGTGCAAGCCGATGAATCCCAAGGCCGGGCCGGGCGAGTTTGTGGAGTCGCTTATCAACTCTCTGCGCACTGAAGCGCGCTGGCTGAAAGCGGTCCAGCATTTGAAGGAAGCTGGGAAGCTGCAAGGGGCGAATAGCGACATTGGGCCGCTATGTAAGGAAGTCCAGGCCGACATTCTGACCGAAGAGACGGACTGGATTAAGCAAAAACTTTTCGATGAATTCTCGAAGGAAATCATCAAGGGCTCTGTGCATGGGTTTGCGCAGTGGTATCAAGACAAACTAGCAAACGGATGGTCAGTTTTCGAAGATACTGAAATTTTAGGCAGGGTGCCGAATATAACCGGGGGACCGGAGGGAAAGACGGAAGCTGACGCGTCAGTGACCGGAACTTCAACCAGTGAAATCCCTTCTAGTTCTATTGGTGGTGCAAATCCGCCCCTTGCCGCCACTTATCACGAGGACTGCGATTGCAGTCAGTGCTTGCCGCCAACCTTTTAGTAAACAAAAAACAAAAATGAACAAACACGTAAACAGAATATTCCGGGTCTACAAAGACACAACCGGACTCAACCACAACAATACCGTCCGGCCTGCGCCGAGGGATGCAATGCCCGCCGAAGTGGCGACAGAGCTACTCGTCGCACCGAAGACCCGGCTAACTAACCAGCAGCGCAAAGTCTATCAGCAGGCCCGCCAGACCAGCTACGAAAGCGTTTTCGAAGCGAAAACAGTCGAGGACAAGCTGGCCGGTAAAATGCGCTCCGCCTCTTGGAACCAGCTTTTGAAGTGGAACAAGCGGAGCATTGACCGGCGCGCTGACGTGCAAGTTGCATATCTGCTGGCCATCAAACGGCGGAACATGCTCCAGGAAAAGACCGTTGACCCGAAGGACGAAAAGGCCAACATGGAAATCCAGGTGCAACTCGCCGTGCTCAATCGCGCGATTGCCGGACTCGAACTGAAGGCCGCGCAACTCGATTGCTTCTGGTCGGCAGTGGATGACGAATTCACCCGAAGGCAGAAGTTTTTCCGGAGGCTCGAAACGGTGTCCTCCGAGATTGCAGAAAACTGCTGCAACGAAGACAATAAAGGTGTAAGCTGTAGTAACTAAATGAATAGGTCAGCGCCATACAGAAAGACAGCCGCAGAAGACGCGGAGATTTGTCTGTGGCCTGAATCCACTGCAATCATCACACCGGAAACAGAATTACGATATGAGCAACGAGACGGATACAAAGCGCGAAGAGTTGAGAGCACAACTCGCAGCGATAGCAGGAAAGACGACGCTCCAGGGGCAGCCGTTAAAGAAAACGCCGGACTTCCAAGGCCGACAAACGGAAGCTTTGGCCGTGGCGCAGGACAACGCAGTGCTTGCCAAACATCCGGAAATGACGCAATTCCTGGGGCCGGAGGAAATGCAATCGCTGGAGGCGCTGGGCCAAGCGTTGCCGGGCATCGCTTTACCTGTATCACCTGCGGCCATCCCTACCACGGCGGCGGCGATGAATGCCCCGATTGTCGACAGCCCGTTATCTCAGACTGCGCGTTCCGCCCCAACCGCTCCAAACAGAATCCTTTTGACCGGTCGTAGTGGCGTTGGCAAAAGCTGGCTGGCCGCTCAAGTGCCGCTGGCTTCAGTGGTGGAACTGACGGACTCGATTGACCGCTTCCTCCGTGACTTTTATCCGGACCTGGAGACCGGCAGCCCGCAACTTTTAAATTTCCGGGAGACAATTAAAACCTGGGGCGACGGCGTAATCTCGGACAAGTATCCGCTCTCACCGGCGCGTTTCCTGTTCACCGAATACGCAAAGCAACGCTGGCCGGGCTTCGGCGCTCCTGGCTACTGGGTCAAGCAAGTTGAATGCAGTGACCAGTATGTCGCGAAGGTGATTGTCACCCGCGTAGAATCCTCCGCAGATTTTCGCGCTCTTGTGGCTGCTGGCTTCAAGCACTATCACGTAGTTACATCAACAAACACGATGGCTGCGAGGCAGCAGCGCAAGAACGCGGACAACCGGCTCGCGCTTTCCTTGGATGCTGATGTTATCAAAAAGCTTTCGAGCAACCGACAGGGGCCGCGTTTAAACGTCATCTGGAATGACACTACACCGGCGAGCCCTAGAGTATTCACCGTGGCTCAGTGGTTACAAGACGTGACCGCTGAAGCTGCACAAACTGGAGAATGAGATACGCCCGAGAATTCGAACAAATCAAGGGCCTAATAAAAGAACTGTATATGCCAAAACCACCGAAACAGAAACCCGAGGAAGGCCAGAATCCGTTATGGCCCGGCGAGGGTCTCCGCAAAGCCGGAGAAGTCATCGAAGAGAACGGAGAGAAAACTATCATCCCTGAAATCCTGAATGACGGAAAACGTCACGACGGCACCGGCAATGCATCCCCTGCTTAAATATCTCCGGAGCACCGGCAGCCTGGGTCCGCCGGACGAGCTTTTTCGTCCGCTGACATATCTTGCGGTGCCATATACATCGAAGGACCCAAATCCCGAGGCCCGAGTCAATGTCCAAAAGTGGCGCTTCGAAATGGCAACACAAGCAGCCGCGTATCTCATGAACGAGCACGGCTGGAATGTTTTCAGCCCGATTACACACAGTCACCCGCTGCACGTCCAAGCGCAAATGCGCGGTGACTGGGAATTTTGGAAGCAGGTTGACACCGAATATCTACAACTCTCTTGCCGCATTGTCGTGCTGGGCCTGGACGGCTGGCGCGATTCTACCGGAGTTACAGCAGAGCTTGAGATAGCCAGAGACTACGGCATCCCCAGGTATTACCTGGAACACACCGGCAACGGAGCTTTCAAACTGCACCTTGAACTTTCAACTTCCTTTTTCCATGACCGATAAATTCAAAATTCCTAAGCCGGGCGAAGTAATGCTGGAGCCCAAACCAACTCCCGAGTATGTCTCTATGGACAAGCTCGCACCGAAGAGCACGAATCCCAAGGACCGCATCGGCATGCACAAGCCGCCGCTGCACCTAATTCCCGGCGTGGCGCTGGTAGAGGAGTCTATGGCGTTCAAAGACGGCGCGGAGAAATACGGGCCTTACAACTGGCGCGACGAGAAAGTCAGCGCATCAATTTATGTGTCCGCTGCGCTGCGGCATCTGCACGACTGGTATGACGGTCAGGAATGCGCCTCCGATTCGGGAAGGCATCACTTAGCGCACGCCCGCGCCTGCCTGGGTATCCTGTTGGACGCTCAGTCTATCGGCCAGATGGTTGACGACCGGCCTAAGCCGGGCAAGACCGCTGAGAGAATTGAAGCACTGACTGTTAAGAAAACTCCTACGCCATGAGGAGCCTTTGGTCAGCACACTATCCCCGGTGCCCCTGGTGGACGCGCTGGTTCACTTGGCACTGGTGGAAGGCGAAAATTTGGGAAGCAAATCACGGGCGGGAACTGCCGCAGCCCGGCCCATTCGGGCCATCAGGCGGACGATACGCCATCTACGAAAAATTCGAAGGCTACCATCCGCTGAGCGAGCGAGGCGGCTACGTCGGAAGAGTGGACACCCGCAGCACAGAGCAAATGTTCAAAGACCTAGAAAAATTATGCCCTACATTAAGCAAGAACGACGGAAACAACTAGACGCGCCGATTGACCTGCTGGCTACCCAGCTTTTCAACATGGGCTGGACCGCAGGCGATTTCAATTACTGCGTTTTCCGGATTATGAAGCGCCTCTTCACTGCGAGACCCTCATATTCAACCGCAAACGATTTGCTGGGCGCGCTGGTCTGCTGCGGCCAGGAATTTTACAGACGCATTTTATCAAACTATGAAAGTTTGAAAATCAAAGAAAACGGCGACGTATGCGACTGATTCCACTGAGCCGAGGATTGGCAGCCAAAGTTGATGACGCCGATTTCGATTGGTTGAATCAATGGAAATGGTATGCGGCTCGTCGCCGGAAAGGTGAAGAAACCTTCTATGCTGCTCGAAGCGCCCGCACTCCGGAGGGTAAAAAATTTACAATCTGGATGCACCGGGAAATCGCGCGAACTCCAGAAGGGCTAGAGACAGACCACAAAAATCAGGACTCCCTCGATAATCAGCGGATTAATTTGCGGCCCTCAACTCGGTCTCAAAATCAATGGAACCGAAGGCTACCAAAAAATAATACCAGCGGGGTCATGGGCGTGGCCTGGAGAAAGGACCGAGAAAAATGGCACGCCAAAATAGCTTTGTTTGGACGTGACAAGCATATAGGATATTTCGAAACCCGTATCGCGGCCCAAAAAGCGGTCGAAGCTGCTAGGGAGGCGCGTTGTTAAGTGCCGAAGAAATTAAAGAAAGATTGCGCGGGCACCAAGTCGAACCGGCGAAACACCTGTCCGCCGTTCTTTCAACTCACCGAAGCGGAGTTGATTTGTCAGATACGGGGACAGGGAAAACTTACGTGTCCGCTGCCGTCGCTGCCGCTTCCGGATTGCCCACCTTGGTTATCTGTCCTAAAATCGCTCGAAGCGTTTGGAGCCGTGCCGCTGAACACTTCGGGGAAAAATTCTCGGTCGTAGGTTATGAAATGCTGCGAACCGGAAATACTCCCTTCGGTAAGTGGAGCAACGGGAAACCCGAGGCCAAGCAGTTTTTCAAATGCCAGACCTGTCAATGCATTGTGGACCTGGAGAAGTTTGAACCCTGCTACGCACACCCTAGAGGGATTCATTGTCTGGAGACAAAAAAGCGTGCCGCCAACTACGGTCATTTCATATTTCACCCGGCGGTGAAACAGTTGGTTTTCGATGAAGTGCACCGGTGCTCCGGTGACTCGTGGAACGCCGAAATGCTAATCGCTGCCAAGCGCCAGGGCATTCGGACCCTGGGGCTCTCTGCTACTGCCGCCTGCAATCCGCTGGGTATGCGCGCGCTTGGCTACCTGCTGGACCTTCACAACCTGGACTCTGACGAAATGGTCAAGCTGAAAATTGGCAACTTTAGAAAGAGGCCGAGCTTCTATCGCTGGGCGATGAAACACGGCTGCCGCCAGGACCCGGCCTTCCGTGGATGGAAGTGGATGGTTGGCGCGGAGCAGCAAAGGCAAATCATGCTGGACATTCGGTCGCAGATTTTACCGGACCGAGGAGTGCGAGTTGCCTGGGGGGACATTCCCGGATTCCCGGACCGCAAGATTGACGCGGAGCTTTACGACCTGGACGACCCGGAAGCAATCAATTCCGCCTACAAGGAAATGGCTGAGGCATTGTCGCAAGTTGATTTGAAGGTCGCAAGTTATCTTGCTCCAGAAAGTCCACTCTCTAAAATCATGGCCGCTCGCCAGCGTGTCGAAATTCTCAAGGTGCCAATTTTCAAAGAGCTTGGCGACGACTATCTCGCCAAAGGATTTTCGCCGGTGTTCTTCGTGAACTTCCGCGCCACGATTGACGAGCTTGCAAAACGGTTTCCAGATTTCCCAATCATCGACGGTTCAACGGAGTCAGTAAAACACAGAGACGAATATGTGCAAACTTTTCAAGAAAATCGGTGCCCCGGTCTCATCGTTAATTGCGACGCTGGCAGCGAGTGCCTTAGCTGTCATGACCTGGACGGCTTTCATCCTCGCGTGGGTCTTGTTTCTCTTGGGTTCTCTGCTACTAAGTTTCGTCAACTGGTTGGACGCCTTCACCGAGACGCGGGCAAGACACTCGCGTATTACAAAGTCGTCCTCGCCGCCGGAACAGTCGAAGTAAAAATCCGCCGAGCCGTCGCCCCGAAGCTCGATAACTTGGACTCATTAAACGACGCGGATTTATCACCAGAAAATCTAAAGATAGTGTGACATACATTCACCGCCCTGGTGTATTGTGTGGGCATGAACGAAAAAGAAAAACTGGCCGAAGCGAAGGAAATCCTCGTGGCTGCTCTTTGTGACGTTGGCATGAAAGGCCGACATGACGAGAAGTGCATCGCAGCACACTTCGCCCGGCACAATCGCATGTGTCCCCCGTCTCATCCAGTTTGGAAGCACGCTCCCGCGTGCGACTGTTGGGTCGGGCGCGCAGCGCAGTTTCTCAATTCTCTCTAACATTATGGACTATCTCCTTGCAAATAACCTTTACGTTGTCGTCGGCATCGTGGTCTTCGGCGCGGTCTTCGGCATCATGTTCGTCAACTGGCTTTTCAACTCCATCCTGGGCTAACCTTATGCCTGAACGCGATTTCAAGGCCCTCTCACTGACAGCGCCAACCATTCACCTGAATGGGGACCGCGCCGAGACACTCCGCGAAGACTACGTCAACGCCTATCACGCGGTCCAGGCTGCCCGCGATGCCCTAAGCTGCACCCGCCCCGATGGCCGGAACTTCTATCCCCAGGGGCCGCAGGCGCTCGCGGATGCCATCAAGGAGCACAATTCGAGGCAGCAGCGCCTAGCGGACGTGGCCGAGGAACTGATGGCCCTGGCAACCTATTGCGACAGTTTTTCGAAGGAATAATATGCAACTACCCATCCTTTTCGAGACCGCTGCCGCCCCTTCCATGCTCCGCATTTGGTGGAAACAGGACCGTATCCGGGGGCACTTTTCCGCCCTCCGCCCAAACGTGTTCTACTGCGTGGTCGCCGGGCTCGCTCGAAATACTTTTTGACAACCGGCGCGCCTTGTGCCATATTGAAGCATGATAAAAAATGGAACATACCACCGGCAACTGGGGCCGCTTCCCGGCAGGGGACACTGGCACGGCTCAATCGAGCTAGTCTATTCCGAGCACGCCATCAAGGCCGCGTCCGAGGACCGCTATGGCCCGCTGCCGCGCTTCGGCTGCGTGGAATTCGACGCCGCCCTGGACGTAGTGGAAGTCACAATGGAAAACGGCGAGCCCGTGAAAGCGGTCCTCCGCATCCCCGTTGACGACCGGCTTGACGTGGTCTATGTTCTGCTCCGGCCTGAAGCCGGTAGGGCACTCGTCAAGACAATGTGGGGCAACCTGGGCAGTGACGCCCATTCGACACTCGACAAATCAAAATACGTCCGTCTGTAAAATTATGCATTCACTATCTGGTATCATCGCAATGAACGCCGCCGCCGTAAGGCGAGCGCACCGCAACGCAGAAACCGAAACCACTCGCCACTGCTCTTTTGCGGGGGACGCGCAGAATGGCGTTGTGCTGCATTCCGCGAAGCAGCGGTCCACAGTGTTCGTCAAGGGCGGCGCGGCTGCTACCGCGTTCCTGGCGAAGTGGTTTGGCACCAACTCGGACACCCGGCGCGACTCAATCGTAGAATCTTTTTTCTCATGAGCGCGCCGAGACTGTCATACCCGCCCATCACAACGCCAATGTGCGACGCCGCCCGAGGCATCCACATTTTTACTGACCGGCTGGCACACTACGCCCAATGTTCAGACCCGCGTTGCCAAGCGAGGCACGAAGCACGAAAAGAAATGGCCCGAAAATTATTCAAGAAATGAGACTCTCACACCTTACCTTTGGCCAGCTTTACAAGCTGGCGTCCGCTCGAACCATCATGCGCGTTGACAGCGCCCGCACCGAAGCGGTCCAGGCGTATCACAACAAGGACGACCGGGCGTATAGCTGGCACTATGTCCGCCGGTTTGACTACGTGCTGGACTTTCTCCGGGGGCCTGAAGTGAAAGCAGCGCTCAAAGCGGCAGCAGCCGCGCAGGAAATTCCCTACATGCCCGGCGCTTCTCTGGAGTTGTGTCGGATACCGTTTCGGCACAATCGGGCGCTGATGTTCGCTCATGCGCGTATTGTTTACACGTTCTGCAAACTGGCTGGCGCTGTTCCTGTGATTGTCCAGGACGACCGAGGCCCCGTGGTCCGAGTTGACACTACTCCTCTCGGTATCGCGGCGCTGAACTACAAGCCGGGATTGAAGTGGAAAACGATTTGTCAGGAATGCGCCATTGAGAATCTCCGAAGTCCGTTCGATATTTTCTGGTGGCTCACCCCTATTATTCCCTTGAGGGAAAATGACCGGCTAAACCCGGCAGTGTGGCCCTGCAACACTCCGGACGTGGCTGCTATCGCGGAAAGTCTGGTGACCCGTGCGAGCTAAAATCAGAGACCGGCAAATCCTCCGGCTAATAATTTGGATTGAGTTAATTTTGCTGTTGACATTTTAGTGAAGAACAGAGACTACTATGAGTATGCCGTATAAAATCAAGCTGCCCTGCGGTCGGTCCGCAATAGTGGACAAGAGCACCTTTGACCAGCACGGCCATTTGGCGTGGTATGCCGATTGGAAGGGCACGCAATGGCAAGTAGTGTGCGGAGTCCCAACGGAGCGCGGCCAAGAAAAAATCACTCTTGCAAACTTGGTCTTATCCGTTCACCCCGGCCAAACTCCGGACCATAAAAACGGGAACACCTTTGACAACCGGCGCTCAAATCTCCGGCCCGCAACGCGCACTGAACAGCGCGCGAATGTCAGACCCGCTAAAGGTCGCCTATACAAAGGGGTGTTCAAATGCGGCAATCGCTGGACGGCTAAAATAGGAAAAGACCGCAAACAGATTTATCTTGGGCTGTTCGGCTCCGCAGTGGAGGCTGCCCGAGAATACAACAAGGCTGCGCGCAGACTTTTTGGAAAGTTTGCCCGGCTCAATCCCACATGAAAGGTCAAAATGCCCGTCAAGTTGAAGTCGGTAGGAAAAGGAAAAGTCCGCGTAAGCACCCCCAACGGAGTCAAAGCGAAAGCAACCACGCCCGCAAAAGCGCAGGCGCAAAAGCGGCTGCTAAACGCAGTCGAACACGGCTGGAAACCAACCGGAGCCGCTCCCGCTCGCGACGCAATGGCAAAGCGCGCCATGTCGTAGAGTTCGAGCCGTATAGCGGCCCGCAAGGTGGTGAAGGAATTTTTTTTAGTGAAGCCATGCTCCACAACGGGGCAGGGATTTCTTAACGGATGGTGTGTCTCCGTAGACGACACGCAAAAAATACAGTTATGAAAATGACAGACCAAGAACGGATAGAAGAACTCGCAGCCGCAATGGCTGCGAAAAAGGCTCAGCAACAGCTAGACCGAGAGAAAACCTTCCGAGAAGCAAAACGGCTCTTCAATCCGTTTGCCATTCCTACCCTGGGAGCGACGGAATTTCCAGCCGTTGAACTGGGACGACGTGAATCGAAATGCGCCCGCGCCTTCGCAGTGGTCGCCTCTTGCCGATGAACAAAAAAACAACGGGGTCCAGGCAGCATCCCGAATACAAAAAGCGCCTAGCAATCGGCAGAGCAATCGCAAAGTGCTTGCCGCAATACAAAACCCAGGTCGAAGTCGCAAAAGAATTGGGCATCAGCCGGTTCACTGTGGCGGAGACCGAGGCCCTGGCTTTATACAAGCTTTTCATGCGAGCCCGGCAGATGAAGCGAGACGGCTTGCTGGACTCCCTGGAGGATTCGAACTGCGCAGCAGAGAGGGCGCACTTTCAAATCAGGGCGAACAATCTTGCAAAAGATGCTGCACGGCTCTGGTAGCGTGTGCTAAGCTTACCCATGAACGCAAAATATCCGCACTACTACGACCTGGGAGAGGAGCACGGCGCGCGCTTCTACCGGGTCAAATCCCCGAAGACGTGCCCCCATTTTCTTCTGCATAGCGGCTACTGGACGGACTCGGTTAGCTGCCCAACTGAAAAGCACATTCGCCGCATCGCGTTCGCGAAACAAATCAGCCCGGCCACAGTTAAACGTCGGGCCAACAAAGCACACTATCAAAGCTTTTTGGTATGAGTAAAAAAATCGCTGATTGGTCCTGGTTGTGGTCCGTCCCGGTAGAGAGGCCGCACCATCCATACTCCCCAAGCTCTTTGCAGAACTTGGAGGCGTGCCCCTGCTACAAAAACCGCACCAGCACCAATGAGCGCGCCGTCGCCGGGACCCTTGCCCACAAGGTTGTCGAGACTCAAGAGGACGACCTTCGAATCTCGGACAAGGATTTCCTGGCGGCGGCGGAGTGCCTGGACTTCGTTGAAGAGCGACGCGCGGCAATCCAGCGAGAGCTTGATAACGCAATCGGCTGCAACGAAAAGGTGCAGGAGGAGAAAGAAATCTACCTACCCATTGACGACTGCCGCTTCGCTGACTGCGACTCAACCACGGCGGGCTACGTTGACCACCTTCTCCTAGCGGAGCCGCTTTACTACGCCGAATTAATAGACTGGAAGTTCGGCATGTGGCAAGTCGAGGGCGCGGAAAACAATCTCCAGGGCATCGCCTACACACTGGGGGTGTTTAAACGCTTCCCCAAAATCCAGACGGTCCGCTTCTGGTTCAAGCAGCCGCACATTGAATTTCTCACGGACCACACTTTTCAACGCGCCGACATTCCGGCTCTCTACCTTCGGGTGCAAACCGTAGTCGCCAAGGCAAGGGTTGCCCGTGCCGCCGGTGATTTTAAAACCGCGCGGCCTTACGTGCCGGTGTGCAATTTCTGCGACAACATCGGCAAGTGCCCCATTATGTGGGAAACAGCGTTGAAGATTGCGAAGAAATTTCACCCGGTCGAGTTCCCTGAGTCGATTACTATCGGCCAGCTACAAGACGAAGCGAACACGGTGAAGCTGCTGGACCTTTGCGCCGTGATGAAGGCGTTCTCCGGCGGCGGCAGGACTCAAATCACCGAGCAAGTTTTGCGTGGCTCCATACCCGTCCCGGCTGGGATGATGATTCAACAGATGCCAGGACGCCGGGAGATTAAAGACCTGGGCGCTTTTGAAAAAGCTGCAAAGGCTTTAGTCCCGGAGGAAGTTTATCGCGGCTGCCTGAGCGCTACCTTCGGGCCTATCGAGGAATATATTTCTGAGAATGCTCCGAGAGGCCACAAAAAGGCGTCGGTGGAAGCGTTCCAGAATTCCCTGGAGGAAAGCGGCGTCGTCGCGCGCGGCCAGGGCTACTCTTTCTTGAAAATCAGCAACAAAAAAC